CTGTGGTCGTGGTCGGGGCCGCTGTGGTCGTCGTCGGGGCCGCTGTGGTCGTGGTCGGGGCTGCCGTCGTCGTGGTCGGGGCTGCCGTCGTCGTCGTCCCGCCGCCCGTGGTGGTCGTGGGGGCAGGGGTCGTCGTCGTGGGGGCCGGCGTCGTCGTGGGGGCCACGGTGGTCGTCGTCGTGGTCGTCGTGGGCATGGCCGCCGACAACTCCAAGTCCTCGACCGTAAACGAGATGACGTGCCCAGGAATGCCTTCTTCCATAGAGTTGATGGCAAACACATGCCGGTACGCAGTCGTCGGCATCGTGATGCTCAACTTGTCCACAAACTCTGTGTGAGCCGCGTCTGTGTATATCCACACCTCCAGAGCCCCGAGTGTGGGCCTGCTCACAAGCAAATAGTAGTCTGTGCCGTTATCCAACAAAGAGGAGCCATCGCTGTCTCTGTCTTCGGTCTCCCCAAGCTGCAGCCGCGCCGTTCCATTACCATAGACGTCCGCATACAAGAGCAGAAACGCCGCGGGCGTCTCGTTGGCGTACCAATCGTGGTGGCTCTCCACCGCGTCGGCTACCGCCCAACACATCCCTAAGCCTGCCAACGTGCCGCCCTGGGGTGTGAGCTTGAACGAATGGATGAACGTGCCGAATGTCCCCCAACCCTTGTCATCTGACAGGCTGGCAACTTCAAGCAGGTTCAGCCCGAGGGCTCGGGCCTTGGTCGCCGAGTCCACAACGATGTGGCTGCCGCCGATCTTGCTATAGAGGGTGAGGTTTTCCATTGTGGGTGGCTCACTCAGTCTTGAGCGCGGTGCGCCCTTCTGCAACGGCCTTCTCGAGGTGCGGGATGGTGGCCTCTGCAACCTTCTCGCCGTCCACGTTCACATTGATCGACAACTCCGTCTTGCCTCTGGCCGCGGCGGCCTGGGCCGCGCTACTGTGGCCGGCCTTGCCAACGTTCGCCGCTCTGGCGGCCATGACCTTCGCCATGTAGGCATCCCGCTCTGCAGAGGTTTGCTCCGTCCCGCCAAACTGCTCGACGGCCTCCTTGCCGCCCTCGACGCCGCTCATCTTGTCATGGAGCCACTGCCACTTGTTGGCGATGGCGGTGATCCCCTCCTCAATATGAAGCAGCTCGCCGATCAACGATCCGAGCTTCCACCCGACAAAGGCAATCGCGGCAACGGCGGCAATCTTGGCAAGGAATATGCCGATCAGTTGGAGCGTCGCGGCAAGGCCAGCCCCGCCCATAGCGGTCGCCCCCATCCCGGCAACGCTCGATCCGATAAAGCCAACGATCTTCATCAGCGCACCGGCCACAGCCGCAAGGGGTAGATGCATCAGAGCCGAGCCAAGGCTGCCAATCATCCCTGCCAATGGAAGGATCAGTGGCCCGAGCTTCATCAGCATCAGAATAAGCACGGCCTTCTCGGGGTTCTTGCCAACCCATTCCGCGATCCACATGACAAGCGGGCCCATCTTCTCCCACAATGTTTGCAGAGCTGCCCCAGCCTGGACAGCTCCGCTCTTGATCGCGGCCCATGCAGCCTCAGCTTGCGTGCGAATCTCTGGCCAGTTGGCCTTGAGCTTGGCCACGCCTTCGGTAGCGAACTTGCTTACAGCGGCCACGATCTCGGCAACATGCCCACGGATCGCGTCACGATGCTCACCCCACCATTCTTTGATCGAAGCGCTCCACCCTTTGGCGTCCTCCTGCCAGGACACAAACTGCCCGCGTAAGGCTGCTATGGCTTCGCTCACCATCGGGCCGAACGCATCGCCGGCTTCCTCCTTGAGGTTTTGCCACGTCGACCCGAGCGCGTTGGCGTCCATGTCGAGCGACTTCATAGCCTCAGCCATTTCGTTCGTCTTGACCGCCCCGGTTCCGAGGGTCTGGCTCATGGTCGCCGTGTTCGTCTTGAGCGCGTCGATCTGGCCCACGAGCAGCTCGAATACCTTGATACCTTCCTTGCGCCCGAACAGCTCCTTGATCTCGTTCTTTTCGGCCACGTCAATCACGTCGCCGTACTTGTCTCGCATGGCCTGCAGCAGGTCAGCCGTGCTCTTGAGCGTCCCGTCTGCCTTGAGGAATCCTTTGGTCAAGTTGTCAACGCCGGCGCGCTCCTCCTCAAGCGCCTTGATCTCGGCCTCGCTCGCTCCTGCATCCCTAGCTTTGGAGATGGCTTTGTCGAGCTTCTCGAGTTTCTTGGCGCCTTGCTTCACCGCTTGGGACGCGCCTTGAATGAACGCCGCGTAAGCCGTGCCAGCTTCGCCTCCGCCCATAGTGCGCTGCAACATGCCGAGCACGGAGAGTTGCTCCGCCATGCCCTGGCCGGCCTTCACGCCCGAAGCCCCGAGCGCCGTGATGGCCTGACTCATCTTGGAGCCGTCGGTCTTGAACTGCTGCACGGCTTGGCTTAGCCCACCGGAGAGCATCTTGCCAAAGTCCATGTCAGACATTTTGGCATACTGCTCTTTGTAGATGCCATACCCGATGGCGAAAAGGTTGGTCATCTCCCCAACATTCGCCTTCGTCGCGATGGCCGTCTTGGCTGCCATTGCGGTGTACTCGCCAACAGCCTCGTCACTCAGCTCTGCCAGGGCGCTCTTGATGTCATAGGCCGCGGAGACGAAGTCTGCTTTGCTCCCACCCCATTGGTTCGTGAACTGCCGCGCCTTCTCCTCGATTGCATCCAAGTCCTTGATGCCAAGGGACCGCAGCTCGGCAAGGCTGCGCTGGGTGTCCCGCGTGCTCAAGGCCAGCTTGGTGATAACGGTTGCCGTGCCACCAATGGCCGCCGTTGCCACCCCGGCCGCGATGCCAGCCGACCGTAAGCCGCCACCAATCATACTGCCGAGGTTAGCCTTGAGCGTCTTGGCGTGTCCGTGGAACGCCTTCATGTCTTTGCTCGCCAGCTTGAGCCCGCGCAGCAGGCCGGCAACATGCGCTGTGATCTCGACCGTGACTTTGTGCTTCTTGGCCATTACTCCACCGCCTCAGAAGTCTCGATGGTGAACGTAACGCTCCTCAGCTCCCCGTTGGGCGGGTCGACCTCTGGCGGCCCGTCGACAAAGCGCGCACTCGCATGTGACGTCGCGCGCCAGTCCACCCAAGTGAAGGCGTTGAGCGCCCCGACTGCCCTGCTGTTCCAGAACGACTTGAAGGCAGCGTAGTCCTGATTGCTCGTCACGTCACGGGGCAAGATCACTGTCAACGTCGTGCGGTAAAGCGCGACGCCATGGTCAACCACGCGCAAGGCGCCGGCGTAGTTTCGCTCCTCGTTCTGCACCCGCGAAGGGGCGCAAATATACCCTGGCTGTGGAGCTGGCAACGTCAAGACCGTTGCCCCAATTGTCATGGTCTGGGTAGTGGCATAGCTCATTTGCGCTTGGCGGCCAACTTGGCCTCCATCTCCTTATATACGGCTTCGATCTGCCGCGCCATGTCCGCTCCGTAGCGCTCCACCATCGTGGGAACACGTTGACTCCACTTGGCTCCGCGCTGGAGTTGCATCACCGCGGCCGGCCCGGCGTTGCCGAACATGATGCCGAGAACGTTCGCCATGCCAAGCGCGGCCCGGCTCTGCTGAACTTGCGCCATGTGCCATAGTCCGATCACCTCAGAAACCGGGAGCCGCCACGCCGCGGGCAATGGCGTTCCAAGACTGGCCGCGGTGTAACACGCCTCCTCGACCCACTCGCATAAACGCTCGCTGCTCAGGTCTTTGCTTTGAGCGTCGCTACTTGTAGGGTCAGAAGGCGGTAGGAGTTTTTTACCGCGTCCAATGTCCGCCCGACCAGCTCGCATCTTACCACGGCTTGCATGGCTTCAAGCGCAGAGGCCAGCGTCACGTTGGATCGCGCCCAGTCCATGTCAATGCCGCCATGCGTGGGGTCTTGTTCGACGCTGGCAAGCGTTTCGCTCGTGGGCCGGCAGAACGCCACGACCAACGCCGCTGGCAGATCGTCCACCAACGGCAGCAGGCTCGGCAGCATGGTCATAATCTGTTCTGCTACCTTGGCCTCGTCGGTATCTTCTTGGGTCTCACCAATGGTGTCAAGCAAAGGCTGGACATGGCCACTCAAGGCCTCCAACCGCAAGGCCTGCAACAGCACACGGGAGCCATGGCCGGTGGGCTCTGCCAACCGAACCTCGCCAAGCTCTGGGGTCTCAATCGTGGGGGCTATCGTGGGGGTGTCGCTCACTGTCTTTTCTCCAGTTCTTCGTTACGGGTTAGGGGTAGAAGGCCGCGGCTTAGGCCCGCACGCCAAACTTGATATATCCGTGCAACGCACCGTCTTGCTTCGACGCGTCGGCAAGGCTCTTGAGCGTGACGGAAAGGGCGTCCGCGCCGTCCTTGCCCATGGTCTGAGACAAGTCCGTGTCCGGGATCGCCTTCCACATGCACACCTCGACGGTGTCGTTGGCCATCGTCGCGAACGGGCGAATCACGACCTTCTTGCCACGGTCTCGCATGGAGTCACCCGCGGCCCGGCCGATGCCCCACTTGCCGCTCGTGGGGTAGTCATAGCCTTGGGGCTGGAACAGCTCGAACGCGTCGGCGCTACGCTCTGGCGTAGTGATGTTCACCGTGATTTGCTCGGAGCTGACCCACTCCTCGTAAGCACCCACGATCGGGTGCGAGCCTTCGATTCGCTCGCCGGTGATTTGCACGTCGGCGCTCTCGCAGAACACCGGCGTGCTGCCGCTATCTGGGTCAATGATGACCACAACGGGGCCAGCCTTGAGCAGTGCCAAGGCAGACTGAAGATCGGCATTCAGGGTTCCCATCTCACTCTCTCCTCTCGGGTCAGAATATCCTCACGCTCAGGCCGCCACGATGATGGCGTTGAATCTGAACGTGCGCATTTCAACGAACACATCCCGCGCAACGTGCCGCGGGTCATAGCCAAACTCGATATCATCATCCACGGAAAACTCGCCACAGCCAACATAGTCATTGGCCAGCGTGTCCACACTCCAAGACGGTGTTTCCCCCGTCTTGCCGATCATGTCGTTGATGGCAGCCTGCAGGGCGTCGCCGTCGTCCGGGTCCGTGCTGTGGATCGTAAGCGCCACCTCGATCTGGTGGGCCGAAAGGGGAGCCCCCGATCCTAAGCGCTTGTCTGAAAGCACCGTGAAGGTCAAGCGCGGGTACTGCGCCTTGCTCGGGGGGTAGCCGTAGGTGATGCCACGGGCGCCGCCCTCGACTCGATCAGTGATGTCCGTATTCGCCAGCAACGGAGCGGCGAACAGCTTGCGGAACTCACTGTATAGGTTGTGCGTGTAGTCGCTCATAGGATTCCGCTTTCAACAAATATATGCATCAGGTCGCTGTGTAGTTGGGTCAAGACTCGGGGGAGCTGTGGCCGTATGAAGGGAATCGTAGACGTGGTCCCGGGAGCCTTGTGCTTCCAGGTGGTCGCGACGCTCTGGCCGGGCTGCCAGTTGGCAACGCTGCCGCCGGCGATGCCTTCGCCAGGGTACTCAAGATAACCAGAGTAGGGCATCGCGTTATGAAGGCCGGCCACGAACGTCTTGCCGCGCTTGGCCAAGAACGCTTGGTAGCTCTTGCGCAGGCCGCCTCGTGGGCGCTTGCTCTCAAGTGGCCGATACACCATGTCGCCAGTCACGCCAAGCTGCATGGACGGCGTGCCCGCGCGTCTGGTCTGCGCCACGGGCGTCGCCTTGACGGCCAGGCCGCGCCAGTAGGCAAGCGCCTTGCCGAGTGCTCGATACGTCTCAGCAGGCGCAAGCTGTGCCGCGGCGTGGAGCCGCCGGGAGATGTTCGTCTCCTCATGCACTCGCACGCCGATGATGTTGGCAATCTCTTGTGGGCTACGAGCCACTCTCGCTACTCCTCACGCTCACTCGCTGCAGGCCCGCGCGGGTATTCTGCAGTGGCAAGACCATGTCGACAATCCAATCCTGTTCGTCTATCACGAGTAGGTCGGGCTGCTCATCCGTGTTCGTCGGCTTCACTTCAACGCTGGCCGGGAGCCAGACGGTGGCGCTCCGGGTTGCATGGTGGCCGTCAGGTGCGATAGCGCTTCCTTGCTGGCCGCGGTTTGAGTCGATGACCAGCCGGCCCTTGCACGTCTCTCTGAGTGCGTAGCCCGTGCGGACCACGCCAGAAGCGTCTTGTGTGTTCGCACTCCTATACACCTCGACAGTCGTCTTGAGCTTGCTGAGTCGGCGGCCCATCACACCACCACCCGGGCGGGCTGATACCGCTCCAGCAACTCTTGGGTCGCGGGCCGCATGCCCTTGGCAACTGAGAACGTTTCTGTCCAATCGCCGATCTTGCTGTCAGTCAACACGTCGTCGCCGTCTTGTGACCGGCGCCGCTGGTTGTACCAGTAGGCCACCTCGGCAAGGAGCGTGCTCTTGATGACCGCGGGCATGTCGTCGGCAGACCAGCCGGAGAAGCCTTCCACCTTGATCGTGCGCCGGCCCGCGTACCATGAGCCCGTCCACTTGCAGAGCCGCTGAGGGTCCATCACATCCCAAGTGTAGTCTTCATCGAATCCGTAGGTCAGCAGGTCGGTCGCGGCAAACGTGCGCCCAGAGCTTTGGTAGACCGCGCCGGGCGCTTCCGACAGAGGCCATGGCATGAACAAATCTTGCGCGCCGGAGCCGTCAATGTAGAACGTCACCGCCTCGCGGAACAGGGGACAGCGTACGAAGTCTCTGGCCGCCCGCTCCACGCCGTCGATCAGTTCGTCAACGTGGTCTGCTGCGTCGTCGTCAAGGTGCGTTCGCACTTCTGAGGCTGTGAGGATGTTTCCCACGGGTCAACTCCCGATCATTTTGCGGAGGAGTTCCAAGGACGCTGTAGCTAAAACGGTCGCTGCGGCTCCGCCGCCGACCAGCAAGAGCTTGTCGAGCAACGAACTCCGGCCGCTGGACGTGGCGAGCTTCATCTCCGCCGCGCCGATGCGCTTCTCGTGATCTTCGCAGTGGGGTTCGCCACGGTTTTCAATCGTCCGGAGCCGGCCATCTTGCCCGCGCAGCTCCGACCACACCTGGTCCATGGCCGCGCGCTGCTCATCGCGTGATTCCATGACGGCAGCCAGGATAGTTTCGTTCGTTGCGGCCATTGGCCTGCTTCCCTACAAGAGCGACTCGACACGCTGGCGGCACGCCGCATCGGAGTACCTGACCAGCTCTGCATCGGCATATTCGCACGCCTCTGTCCACCACTCAGGATCGTCTAACAGTCTGGCTGTCGCTATCGCCATGCTCTCCACGTCGTACCATGGGAAGGAAAGCGTGGGCCAGAGCCGCTTGTGCGCCTCAAGGTGCTCTGCGCTCACTACGGGCACGCCAAGGGCCGCGGCCTCGACGCTCCACTGAGCCATGACCATGCGGCTCGTGGTACTCACGGAAGCCATGGCCTGGCACGCCTGCTGCGAGAACGTTGCGTTGTCGCATGGGCGCTCGATCTGGATTCCATCGAAGCCGAGCGATGCCAAGCCGGCTACCACGGTCTCGGGTGCGTCCTTGTTTGCATAGCCCGTGGCCTGAACCTTGGGCTGCTTGCGGCCAGAGCGTAGGGCTTCAAGCCGCCGGAGTACCGCAGCGTGCGCAATCGTGCTCCGGTTGTCGACAACCCATCCCATGTGCTGTCCAAGCAAGAGCCTTGGGGGTGCTGCGCGTTCGGATCGCGGCAGGCGGTATTTGCGCATGGCGTCGACGTTCACCGGGACTGGCATATACACGGCGGGCTTGCCGAACACCGGCTCATAGAATCGCCGGGCGCCTTCATACATGCAGCAGATCGCGTCGCAGGCTTGAGCCGCGGCGAAGTGCTGGGCAAGGTGGCGGGCCTCGCACTTCTCCCACCAACGGTCCAGGCAGCCATCGAATATCGCGATCTTGACCTTTGGGCAATGCTCTCGCACGGCAATCGCCGCCTGAGCGCACTTGGGGGTCCATCCCCACTCCATCCAGACCATGTCATAATCGCGTAGCTGGCTGGCGTCAAATCTGCCTTCCGTGATGTCAGTCCATCCGACGAAAAGGCACTTGCCCATGATGGTCGCGACACGGGGGAAGCCGCCAGTGACCACGGGGTCAAGCGACTTGATCTTAGGGCCGGCACGTTCAACCAAAGCGGCAATCTTGAGCATCAGCCTTCCCCCTTCAGTGCCCGAAGCGTCTCAGCCGCCCGGTCGTTTTGGCATCGGGCAACCTTGACGATGTGCTCCCGAGTCGCGTCGCTCATAGCTTGCCAGTCGGCTTCGTCATCAAGCCGGAGCAGAGCATCAGATATATCGCCAGGGTCGGCGATGTTGCGGTCCAGCACAAGCTCTAGCTTCCCTGGCTCGTACGCGCACACGGGAGTCAAGTGGCTTCCGACAACCGGCGTCCCCGCGGCCATGGCGAAGGCTGCAGCATAAGAGAACGTCTCCCCAACACCGGCGGCCACGAAGGCTCGCACGGAGCCGAGCAGTTCCACGACGTCTGCGGCCTTTGGCATGTCAACCCACTCGATGTCCGGCCCCATCGTGCGGACCAGCATCCGCGCGGTCGTGGCGTCTTTCTGCAGCCACTTGGAGGCGATGATCTTGTATCCCGCCTGCCGCACGGCCAGCGCGATGGTACTTAGGTTTTTGCGCCCGCCAGCGGGGCCCAGCAGTGCAACCGCGCGCCGCCGTTCTTGGGCGCCCTTGATGGTATCGCGCATAGCCGGCAGCAAGCGGAAACTCAGGGCCTCAGGCATCCACATAGCCGACACGCCATAGGCGCGATGCCATGCGGGAGCCATGGGGCCGTAACTCGGAAGGAATGTCAAGCGCTCGCCAAGCTCGCCGGCAAGGTCAAGTGCGGAGTCAAAGGCGTTCAACTCTCGGGGGCTCAACTCCATCTGCAGGTTGTGGGAATGCCAGCTCAGCCCAACGGGGCAAGAGCAGGCCCGGGCCATGGCTGCATACTCAGGGTTCATGCCGCCGGCCAGCATCAGCGCTGCCGGGTTGCCGATGGCTTCCGGGGTGGCATCACAAGAGTCTACGATCCGAACCCCTGTCGCTGCTGACAGGTGCGCCATGGCAGCCGACACGCCCGGGGCGCGCTCGGGGCAGACCACAACGATGCCACGGCCAGCAACCAGCGTCGCGGCCATCCGCGGGAGCACGGTCACCTCTGCGTTGCACCAGTCGAGCTTGCACTCCATCTCCGGGTGCTCGGCTTGCTGTGCGAGCATGGACTTCAGGGCGTCCCGCCACACGCTCAGCGGGCAGTCGCGGCCGACGTCGAGCGGCACAACTCTGTCCATGTGCCCGGCGAAGCTGGGGAGGTTCCCCGAGTCGCTCAGCAGGAGTGGGATGCCGTTGGCCTTCGCCTCGGCACCGCATCGGCAGAACGTCTCTGCGGTTTTCGTGGCAATATACACGATCTTGGCCTTGGCGTAGACCGTGCGCATGTCAGTCACGCGGCCCCAGTCCTCGACGTTGGGGGCCGACTCGATCTTCTTGGCGATAGCCTTGACAGGTTTGCAGACGGCGAACCTTTCATCAGGGAAGGCCCTGGCCAGCTCCAAGAATGTCTCCGCTCCCTTCAAGGGAGATCCGTCAACGGCAACAATATACTCAGGCTTGCGGTCCGCGGTGGGCACAAGGATCGGCTCGGATTCGATCCGCGGCCACTCTACTTCGGCGCGGGGGAGGCACAGCGCCGCCGATACCTTGTCCGCGCAAAATTCGCTGTTGACGATCACGCCGTCAGATTCCCACAGCGACCGCACGCCGCCCTGGTCAAGCGTCTCGCCAAAGCGCTCCTCTGTCTCGGGATGGTGTAGAGCGTACCACTGTTCCTTCGTCTCGAATCGGGCGAAGCCGCGCCAGAATTGCATTCTCACGATTATGGGGATGCCAAGCTCCTGAGCCACAACGATCATCGGCTCCGTGGCAACCGTGGCGCGGCCGATGTTCATGCCGTCCACCACGATCATAATGTCAGGCAGCAGCTCCCGCACGCGGTTGCCGAGTTCTTTCCCGTCGACGCGCTCGGCGTACTCTGGCAACGCGTTTCCGTCGCTGTCGTTCGTCACGACTACGCGCGTCTCAAAGCCAGCTTTCTCCAAGGCAAGGAGCCAGTGGGTAGAGCTGCGTTCGCCGCCGCCGAAGTCCACCGCGCCCTGCCATTTCACATGGCAAATCAGCGCCAGCGGCTTGGGGCGTAGTGGGCGGAGCTGCGTAGGCGCTACGGGTTGCTCTTGTGTGCCCCGTGGGCTTGCGTTGCCCCCGTCTTTGGGGGTAAGAGATACGGTCTTCGTCGTGAGGCCGTGTGCGGGCGTGGGGGCTTTTGGCTTCTCGACCACAACCTGCCGCTCAAAGGTGGGCATCTGCAGGACTTTGACGCCTGCCGGATCGTGGACGCCTTGCAGGCGAATCGACTCAGCAGCGCCGTTCTCGGCTTGCTTGTTGCCAGCGGTGTGCGTGATACCGCCCTTGTCCAGACAAACATCGTTCAGAATCACCGGGAGCCGCACGATGCCCTTGGCGTCAAGCACGGCCTCCATGCGCATGTAGAGCACCATGTCGCCGCCGGGGTAGGCCGTTGGCCAGCCGCCGGCCGCGGTGTAGAGCCAGCCACGGTATGCTGCCAGGCCAGCGGCATGGCATCGCTCCTGGAACGCCCAGGGCTTGTAGCTTGGCTTCGTCACGCGCAGCCGCTTGTCCGTCTCGGGGCTGTAGCTCTCATAGTCACCGTAGACGAAACTCACAGACGGGTCTGAGAATGCCTTGCGGATCGCGTCCAGCGCTCCGGCATGGAGCGTGTCGTGATCGTCCAATTCAACACATACGGATCCGCTGAGCGGCAATCCAGCGTTTGCCAGTCGCCGCGCGTGGTTCACGCCGCGGTTCTGGGCCAGCACTGTCAGGCTGATCCTCAAGTCTTGTGGAAGCGTGGGAACGGGGCCGCCGTCAACCACGACGTTCAGCACGTCATCGTCGCCCATCTGCTCAAGACAGGCCGCGGCTTGCTTCGCCAACTCCTCGGGTCGGTCGTGGCTCGCAATGCTGATCCAGAGTCGAGGGGCGCTAGACATGGTCCACCTCCCCTGCAATGCGAATAAGCGCGTGGTTCGGGCCTTCGCTTTCGACCTTGGCCCACGGCCTAACCCCGTCTCGCACGGCCTTGACCAGATGCCACGGGCCAAGCTCGGGGCTCTTGGTATCGTGCAAGCCGATCAAGCCGCCAGGGCGCACGAATGGGGCATAGGCTTGCCAGTCGCCGAACGCGCCCGCCTTGGTGTGGTCGCCGTCGATGTACAGAAAGTCTATGGAGCCGTCGACTGTTGCCACCACCGCGGCCACAACCTTAGGGTCCGTGCTTGGCCGGCCAAAGAACGCCGCTGAGTTGTTGCCCCACACGTCTGGCACCGCGTGCTTCTCCCACATGGCGCCGGTGGCGCCGACTCGCGCGGCCGGGCATTCCGGTATCACGAACCCAGGCTTGAGTTCCACCGTCACGAACAGCTCGCTGCAGAGCTGGCGGAACAGCCGGTGCGTCCCGCCGTAACCGAAGCCGATCTCAAGACCGACCTTGGCGTCCAACGCGTCGAAGGCCTCCAGCACGGGCAGAATATCCTCACGCTCCTGCAGCAGCAGCGCCGTCGGCTTTGGCTTCACGCTCTCCGCTTCGCCAAGCGCTACAAGGCGCTCGACGTCTTTGCAGACATGCTCGAATCGAGTCATCCCAACTGGCCATCGGTCTCCGTTGCTCATGCCCGGCCCCCTTCCTTCGCCAACGCCGCGGCCGTGTCGATGTTCCGCCGGAGCAGCCCATTCGCCGCGCCCTCGCGGACCAGTCGCCGCCACACGACGCGGTTCCACTCGCCGACGTAGGGGTCCCACACGCTACCCCAGTCGAGTAGGAAGCACTTCTGGCCAAGCTCAGGCCAGAGCTTGTGAATCATCACGCACGCGGCCATCCCCGCGCTGATGCAAACGCAATCCGCTTTCGTCGCCTCCACCGCAGCCAGTGTCTCCGCGACCAGCCGCTCGTGTTGCTCGTGTGCAAAGCGCTGGGGCACTTGCACAAAGCTGACCGGGTCAAGCACATTGTGGGGAAGCGTGCGCATATTCTCAGGGCCAACGAGCACGCATCGGTGCTGGGCCAACGCATGGAGTACGGGGCCGAACTCACCGGCGTGGTTCAGGTTCTTGAGCGTGTCCATGTAGACCCACGGCACGTCGACGCCCTTTTCCGCGCGGAAAGCATCATACGCCTTTTGCTGCCGCCCGCCACCATGGCCGTAGTAGTACGGCAGAGGCTCAGTCAGGCACTTCAGCAGGTCCGCTTGCAGGGCTTCGGTGTATGGGCTGCCATCGCAGTTCTTCAGCGCCCAGAACATGCCGCCCATCATAGCGTTGTACTCGCCGTCGCCGAAACGGCTTAGGGTCCACGGGCGCTCGCCAGCTTGGAGTCGCTTGATCCAATGCTCTGCCGGCACTTCGGCCCATAGAGAGGGGCTTGGGTACTCGGCCAGTTCCGCCCGCAACGTGTCGAGCGTCACGGGTTCAGATTGAGGCTCCGCCTCCGGTTTCTTTCTTCGCTTCGCCATTCTGTCGCTCCTACTGCTAAGACAGGTCACTCGCAACAACGATCAAATCCCATTTCAACGGTCGCTCGCTTAGGCTGGTAGTCGCCAGGCGAATCTCAAGCCGCCCGTCGTCAAGAGCCGTCGCCATGTTTGCGGCAGTCAGCCGGCACCAGAATGTCCCGGTCGCTATGTCATCAAGATTGAAGCTGGCGTGCTCGACCGTGTACAGCTCATCGCCGTTCGCCTCGGATGACCGGAGCGTGATGGTGTATGCCGTGAGGTCAACTTCCGCGGCGTCCACCTGGGCAGTGAACGTGAGCTTCGGGGTAGTGTTCTGATCGAGCTTGAGCTTGCCGCTCACCTGGTCATACGGATCGTGCTCGATCTCGACTGTCATGGTCAGGCCGGCCTCGGAGACGCTGGCGGCATTCACTGCCCGCGTAAGGGTGCGCTTGGAGCGCGTCCAAAACGCGTTCTTGAGCGCAAGGAGCAGGGCAACGCCAATGTCACCCGTGTATTCCCAAACCGCCTTGGCGATGGTCGCTGGCGTGGCGCCGCTGCCAGCGTTGCTGATGCTCTCGCCGACAGTGTTCGCGATCTTGTGATCGGCCTGGGCCACGTCAAGCACAGCGACGCCAGTCTGGGCTGCGTTCAGGGGCGCCACAGCGTTGCGGCTGCTCACCTTGGCGTCGAGCCGCGCCAGCCGCGCCTCGGTGCAGACATCGGCGTCCGCGATGTCGCCGCCGGGGAGCTTGCCGTTGATGGCTTCCAGCTTCACGCGGTCCGCCGCGGTGAAGTCCACCGCGGTCGTGTCAACGACGATGCTCGCCGCGGAATACTCAGTCGTCACGCCGCCCTCCGTGGCATCGGCCTTGAACACAATGCCCTCGATGGCGTGGTCGCTGGCTACGTTGTAGTCGACATAATAGATGCCAGTGGACGCCGCCTGCTTCGTGACGGCATCGAGGTTCGCAGACCTGTCTACCGAAGCATTGTTCTCGGCAGTGACTGTGGGGTTGCAGTCGAGGTCTTCGGCTTTGTGCTGCTCGTTGTACGCGTAGATCCACACGCGGTAGGGCGTGCTCCCAGAGTCGGGCCGCTCCATCTGAGGAGCGGGGAGGACTCTGACTCGGCACGCCTGCGTGATGCCCTGCACGTCGGCCTGGCTCGCCACGTTGCCGCCCACGTTGAGGTTGGCGATATAGCCCGCAAGAGCCGCGGTCCATTGCGCGGTCGAGAGCGCCGTCGCCGCGGGCGCGGCGCTCTTGGCCGCGTCGTAGGCCGCGGCCAGTGCGAAGTTGGCCTTGTCGGTCAGCGCCCGCGTCCCGTGTGTCTCCCAGAGGTAGGTCGCCACGTCGGCAAGGGATAGCGTCGGGATGTGCAGCGGGAACACCACGGTGTCATCGGTGCTGCTCGATCCCTCGACCGTGACAAAGTCCGCGTCCATCTCGTCCGCAGTGAGTAGGAGCGAGTATTCGCCGTTCTCCTCCTCACTGGGCGAGTTGGTCGCCGCGGCCGCGGTCCCGTCCGCGATCACGCGCATGGTCAGGTTGTCCGCGTCGCCGGTGCGCGGTGCGTTGCCGTCGGTGTTCCAGACGGTGAAGGTGACGGTGAGTGCTTGGTCCTTGATGGGCATCAGATGCCTCCGATCGCGTCAAACATGAATGCCGGCGGCACGGCAGCCGCGCCGGCTTCGCCGAGGTCGAGGTTGGCTACCCAGCCCGAGGCCGTCAGCGCGGCATGGCCGCTGTCCCAGCTCGTGGCCACCTGTCCCCATTGCCAGCGCCGACCGGTCGGAATCGAGATTGCGAGTGTGTCCAGCAATACCGTTCGCGCGGCATTGCTATAGAGCTCGAGCTGTATCGTCGTTTCGTCAGGCCGCAACAGCCGAGCGTAGTAGGTCGTGTTGAGACTGAAAGACGCGTAAATGTCGTGTTCGGGTGTTTCAAACTCGCTCAGATAGATTGTGGACGCGGCCGCGTAGAGTCGCACCATGATGACTTGTGTGGGGCGCCCGGCATACCAGCTATAAACGTCGTCCCTGGAGTTGGTCAGTGCATAGACAGTGGGCGAGCCCTCCGCACTAACCGCGGTCTGGCAGAACTCGAAATCATGCGAGAACGGTGGGGCGAACGAACCCACACCAAAATCGCGCCACGCATAAGTCGTCTCGGCACGAGTCAGGCCTGTGTAGGTGATTCGGTTAGGCGTCTCAGCCGCGACGCTCAGATGGCCAAGTGGGTTGACCAGAGTCCAATCGTCGTGGAAGTTCTGGTTAGCCATTGCAGACCTCCTGCCAGTCGATGGCGAACTCGGGTGCGTCGTCGGGCAGGGCACGCACAGCCACGGTGACCGCGCCGGCCTCGGCGTCGGGCATGGGCATGCCGTCGGCATCGAGCACTACTGGCCAGGCCCGCTCGGCACGCCATGCGAGGCGCGCCTGAACAATGGCCGTCGAGCGCGGCTGGAACGTCTCGCGCTCCCACACGCGCCACGCGGCCACGTCGGCCGCGGACCGGCGGTTGTGCTCGCGGCGCAGACTCTCGCGGCAGCACTCGATCCAGCGCAGCCGCTGCCAGAGATCTAAGTTTTCGGGGATGATGAGTTGCATGGTTGGGTTGCTCGGGACGGCGCGTTACCCGCCGCCGCCCCGAGCGCTCCTATAGGAGGTTGCTGTCGCAAGTTCAGTCGACGCTACGAGCCGCTGCCGTCGAGCGTCCCGCCGCACTCAGTCACGAGCGCATCGGGCACCGCTGGCAATGGCACAGGCTGGCCGGTCAGGCCCGCGCTGATAACTGCGCTTGGGTCTAGTGTGATGGCGATGGTCATGCGTCTACTCAGTAGGGGTTGCCGTCTCGGAATGGCAGGGGCGGGAGTCGAACCCGCATGGGCGGCTCATGAAGCCGCTGAGTGGCCGTTACTCTACCCTGCTAAATTGCCCCCGAGCCGTGTGGCCCGGAGGCGTCGTCTAGGAGAACGCCGCATCGGCGGTCAAGGCTCGAAAGCTAAGACCACCGTCTTGGCCGCTGTGGGAATATTCTTAGTCGCCTGTCGAATCTGCACCGCACTGCCGGCGCTGATTAGATCGTGCGCAACGTGCTCGGGCACGGTCGCCTCTTGGCCCATCGCCAGCTTGCCAGGCACAAGCGTGTGGCCGTCGTTGCGGAGCATTCTGATTGTCGCCTGTCCAGCCATGGCAACTCCTTCCAAAACAAGGGCGCTGGCCAGGCGCTTTAGCAACGCCCAGCCAGCGTCAACGGGCTCAGTAGGTGATGCCAGTGCCAACCACGAACGCGTCCGTGTGCGTGACGTGCCCACCAAAGCGCTCGGAGAAGACCATGTCGACCTGCTTCTGCCGGGCGATGGTCTGAGTGACCAACTTCACCCCATGGTTGCGATACACGCGGTAACGCTTGAGGTCGCCGATCAGGCAGTTGCCTTCCGCGATCCGGTCATCCTCGGCAAAGTCCGGAAGACCCAGGATTTCGATGTGCCGATACGTGGTCGCCAAGTCCGCCGCGAAGGCAAAGAACGTCTTCGTCGGCATCAGGCTCGACGCGCGCCGGCGGTAGCGCTGAGGGATGGTCTGGAACAGTGTGAGGAACTGGGCCACGGTGAAGGCGCCGGTGACTGCCGTGTGCCTGATGTCCGTGTTCGGCAGAATGCCCTTGCATTCCTTGTATGTGTCACCACGCCCATACAGGATTTCCCAGTCGCGGTTGTCGGCAAAGACTTCCGAGGCTGCCATGTTGACTTCCCGCATGATGTTCACGGGCGAGTCGTCGAGCAGTTGGAACGAGGCCTTGTAGTACGCGTCGGCATCGAAGATGGCCCACGTTTGATCGTCGTAGGTCAGAGCGGTCTCAGTGACTTCGGCGAGTTCTGCCGCCGCGGCAGTGCCCTTGTTCACAGCGCCCGGCGTGTTGCGCACGGGTCGGGTGACCGTCTTGCTCTTGGTCGTGCGAATGTCGCACTTCGGCCAGACGATGATCAATTCCGCCATGCCCTTGATGATTTCCATGGTCTCGTCGTCGGGCACCAAGACGCCACCGGCAGAGTCGACGGACTCCTTGAGCGCTTGGCAGACCACTTCGTCTGCAGCCGCTTCCGCGGGCATCGCTTGGCCGCGGCTCATGTTGCACATGCTCAGCAGGAACAGACCGGCCTGTCCCGCGGTGAGCTTGCCTTCAAACCCAATGGGGTCATTGGGCAGATAGGCCATCTCGATGGGCCGGCCAGCACGCTCTTCGGCGGCGATGGGCTTGGTCAGCCGCTCCTTGCGCATCAGGTCCATCATCTCGGTCTTGATCGTCTCCGGCAGTTTGTCCATGGCCTCTTCGCTTCGGGTGAGCACGGACGCGAGCAGGGCCAACTCCGCCTTGCTCTGAGTGCCAAACTGGGCAATCAACTGATCCGCCTTTGAGGGCCGGTTGTCGAGAGCCGCATCAGCCGCCGCGTCCGCCGCGACACCAGCCGCGTCGCCAGCGGGGGCGCCGGCCGCGTCACCGGCCGCCGCATCGGCCGCGGGGGCATCACCAGCTTCGGCTTCCACCAACTCGCCAAGGCCTTGGGCGATGATGGTCTGGGCATCTGCCAGGTTCATCTCCACGACCTTGCCGCCAATTTTCACGTTCACTTTCATCAGTCTGTGTCCTTTCGGTCTGACTTGCCGGCCTCGTGCACCTCGGCGAACACTTCACGCATTCGCGCCCGTGCATCGCGGGCCATTTCGGAAACACGCTGGCTCATCTGGGCCACGGCGACCATGATACGGCGCTGCATTCTCATCCTGTGGGCCTGGGCTGCCAGGGCCAAGGAGTCGAGTTCAGCATCCGTCAACGGCGGCGGGGGCTTGGGGGGACCAGCAGCAGCCAGCGAGCTGAGTCCCTGCTTGACCTGCGACGACAGCGCGGCAGGCGGCTCGACCGGTTCTGGCGGAGCCTCTGGGGGTTCTTCGGTTTGGATCGTCACCACGGGCTGGCCGGGCACGATGATTTCGCCCTTGGCGGCCAGCTCGGAGAGTTCGTCTTGCGTATATGCGCGCCACTCGGGGACTTCCATGTCGGCTTCGGCATAGTGCGCGGCCAGGTGGGCATGGCCCTTGGCTCGCTCCGCGTCCAGCACGGATTGGTAGCCGCCACGCGCTCCGAGCAGCACGCCCATGCAGCGCCGGGTCGCGTCGGGGGCCATGTCACCATCATCCGCGTGATGCACGCCCTTCACGTCGTCGCCACGGGCAAACAGCGCCAAGGCCGCGCCGTCGCTGTGGGCTGTGGCAAGCCATTCCGTAGGGGGCTCTGTAGGCTCTTGACCCTGGCCTTGGGGGGGAAGGGTAGCCTGGGCCGTCGGCGGCTCTGGGAGGGGCTGTTTTGGGGCGTTTGGGGTAGGCGTGGCCATTGGGGGGAGCGCCGATTCGATGCCCTGGCGTACGAACTGCAGGCCATCGGGGTTGTCTGGCTCCGCGTAGGCCTGCACGGTGGGTGCCGGCATGGCCGCTAGCCGCTCCTCAGCATTGGTCAAGGCCATGCGAAGGCCGCCGTCCGCGTCTGTCTCAGTCGCCCACTCTGGCGCGGGCTGGGGCATCTTGGTCTCGACTTCGCGAGTCTCTGCGTCGCCCGTCTCTGGTACAACGTCCCCTGCAGCGTCCCGGGTTACCCGGCGCACGGCGCTGATAAGCGCGTCCTCGTCTGCCCCGAGCGTTACTACGCTGATCTCGTTGAGCAGCGACTTAATGGCCCGCAGACCGATCCGCTTGCCGTCGTCATCCTCGACCGGCTCGCCTTCCTTGATGTGGAACGCGATACTGATGGCCTTGAGGATGCCCCGCTCGATTTGAGTCCATGCGTCCCCGAGCTGATCCATCCAGAGTGGCGACACCATGGCGCGGGCCGCCACGTAGTCCTCCGTGATGGCCAACTCGACCACTTCGCCGATGGGCACGATGTAGCTGGCGTGCTGGTAGAGCAGTACGGGGTTCTTCACGAACCGGGTCAGGTCCAGGCCCTTCGGCTCAAAGAATATACCCGCGCCGTTGACCTTTTCGTTTCGGGTCACCGCGACAAACTCAATCTCAAGCCACTCGCCGGCCTTGTCCCCGAGGCTCTGGCGGACAAAGGCGGGGGGAGGAGTCGACGGTTGGAGCGACAAAGCCGCCGGCCCCTCCTTGCCCGCTGGGACCGATGCTTGCGGTAGGGCTGAGGTCGCGCGCTGGTCCCACTGTTTCCGAGAATATTTGTGCTTCATCTTCCTGTCTCCGGTGGTACGGCCACGGCGTTGCAGTTGCAGTGACAGTTCTCTTTCGGGGAGCCGCCCATTCCGGGGAAGCTCATGCTGTCCGCTCCGACGTGGAATCGCTGACCGTTGCCGCGCACCTGGCCGTCTGCGGAAATATGGGTGTCTCGGCTGTTGACGAACGAACACACCCACTGCTTGTACAGCACCTCGTGTTCATCCCTGAAGGCCTGCGCGCCGGCGTTCCACATCTTGGTGGACTCAGTCACGGCGATGTTGGCTGGCCGCCCGTGGTCTGGGTCAAGCCAGGAATCGAAGCGCACCTCAAGGTCGCCTCGTATCTGTCTCAGCGTGCGTCGCTCCACCATGCCCCGGAGCACCACGTCCTTGATTGCGTTCTGGTCAGTCTGCGCCGGCCCCGCCCAGTAGGCCTCCGTCCATGAGGAGGCATATTCCCGTGCCGCTTGGCTTTCAAACGTAAACGCCGGAAGCGCCACGTCATACAGCTCCCGCTGGAACTCGCCGCCGATGACGATGCCACGGGCCACGAACGGCTCAGCAAGCTGACTCAGCTCTGCCGCCGCGGTCTCGGGGTCGGTCGCCGCTGCCAGCATCTTGTCAACGATCTCGGCTTCCGTGTCCTGCCGCACCAACCACAGCCCCCCTGCGCTCCACTGCCACCCTCCCCCCATTAGCACATCGCCAGCCAGCGTCCCGATGGCTGAACGGGGCAATAGAGACCACTCCAGCCCTTGCATAATAGTGCCCTCGGGGTCGTCGGAGAAGTGGGCATCCCACGACTGCAAAAAGCGCTTGGCAAACTGCTTCCAGTAGGATCGGATTCCAACGTTCAACTCGGCTCGGAAGGCCTCCCGGCTCTGGTCGGCAAGCTGACTGATGCGTAGGCGCTGCTCCCGTGTCCAGCCGCGCGGGTAGCCCTCCGAGTCGGCACGCTGGGCCACTACAGCTACGGGGGCCGGGAGTTCCTTCTGAGCCAACAATGGCTTAGGCATGTCGGTGACAAAGCCGCCCTGTGGGCAGGCATTGGGATTGTCCGCGAGCGCAGCCACCGCCGTCTCAAGCATCGCTTCCACGACGCTGCTCTCCATGCCGGCGGCCCGTCCTTCATCGGCCAGGGCATCCAAATATGCCTGGCGCTTGCCGTTGTCGCTTGAGCCGCTACTGTCAGAATCAGCCCCACCATTGCCGACCATGTCAACGGGCTGCACGCCAGTTGGCGGCCACCACTTGTCACCCCACGGGTAAGTCTGCCAGCCGTTCTCTGCTGCAATTTCATTCCACGGCGCTCCATTTTTCAGCCGAAATTCGAGTTCCTTGAGTTCCGCTTCTCTGTCTTTCGGTGTCGGGTTGTCGTGCGCGAGCCGAACCCGCCGGCCATAGTTGGGCCGCACAAGATCGTGGTTCAGCCGGGCGTCAAATATCACGACCAGCGGGCCGAAGTGATACTTGCTGAAAATATACTCAGCGCCCTCGACGTTCGCCTTGCTCGTGTCCCGCGTGATGCCCGTTAGAGATTGGGGCACGCCCATCACGCCAAGGACAAGATCGCGGGCCTCCTCGTTCAGACCACGGAATGCAATGGGCGCTTTGTTCGTGAGTTCCTTCCACTCGGCACGCCCCATGGGCAGGCCAATGACTTCGCCAGCCTTGCGCGCCCCCTCGTGCTTTAGCTTGATCGCATCGAGCCAGGCTTTCCTTTTTACCTCGTCGTCTTCCTTGAGCATCACCACGGCGCTGGCCATAGCGCCTTGGGTCATGGTCCAGTACTGCGCGTCGACCACCACGGCTGCCAGGTTGACCCCGGCCGCGGCGGCCTGCTCCCGACCGAAGCCTTGCCGCAAATCCTTCGGGTGGGGAGCGACGAAGTGGACTATCTCGTCAGGTTCAAATTCGACCTTGACCATACCCGTGACGGTGGCAAGACTGTACGTCCACTTCGTGACATGGACCCGGAAGTCGGCGGAGTCAAACGTGGGTCGCATGTTCTGGCTGGGCAGTGGCCACAGTGCCTTGACCCGGCCTCGGGTGCTGCGCTCGATGTACCAGTATGCATCGCCACACGTAAGGATATACGCGGTGGCAAGCCAGAGCATTTCCTCAGTCGTCAGGAACGGGTTGGGCTTCTCAAGCAGGGCGCACAGGTCGTGGTCTTCCGTGTCCAGCCATTCCGACTTGCCCGTCTTGCGATTGACCTTGCGCTCCTGGACTTTGATCGGGCTTCCGACCATGGCGCCGGCAAAGACGTTCACCGCGGCATAGGCCCAGCCGGCCAGCCCTCGCACAGCCGCGGCCTCGCTCAGCTTGCGCCCCGCCCCGTCGCCCGTGTAGGCGTTGCCCGCGGTGGCCGTGTTGATGCCGCTCGCCTCGAAGATCGGGAGAAGATCGTCAAGGTTCTGAGTCACTAAGTCGACAATGCCCCGGGTCTGCTTTGGCAGAATCGCCGCCCCGAGCCGCTGTCTTAGGTTCGCCAGCATCGCCATGCGATTCGCTCTCCTGCGCTCCCACCGGTGTCACAAGATTATGCGCACTCGGGATTCCAGGAAAGCATATCTTGGGTTCGCTGTCAAGCACTTTCTGTGATCTGCCCAACGTTCTCTTTGCTGGCGGTACAAAGGAAACGCCCGGAAGTGTTACCTCCCGGGCGCTTGGGTGTGAGTATGCGTGACGGGGGAAGCTACTCGCCTTCCGCCGGCTGGTTCACCTGGAACTTGAGCATCTCGACGTCTATTTGGACGCCATGGATCGCGCTCCATGCGAGGATCAGCCTCTGACGCTCATCCTGGACGCCTTGGTCTCCAGACTTCATGGCCTCGTCCAGATCGGCCATCTTGTTTTCCATCTTCTGGACGTGCCCGGCGATGACCTTCTCAGCGTTGCCGGCGCGCTCTGCGAACTCAGCGCGTAGCTGGCAGATGGTCTGCCCCTGGGCAATAATGTCATCGCGGTCGCCTTGCATAAAGACCTTGGCCCCCTCAGACGCTCGGGTCTGTCGGTCGGCAAGATCGGCGATGGCCTGCTTGTTGCTCTCGATGCAAACTGAGAGCGCTACGTGCTCCTCGTGGTTGTTAGACAGGGTAGACGCTTTCTGGACACGCTTCACCTTCGCCAGGCGGTCGGTAACGTAGTTGGAGAGTGCTGCCGCCGCGTCGCCTCCGAAGTGCTTCTGCAGGACGTTCCAAGAGGCCTGCCCGTCCGGGTCATCCTCGGGCTTGGAGTGCAGTGCAGCATCTAGGGCCTCCAGGTCGACCTCCTGGGTACGTGCTTCATCTGAGTAGACGTGACACTCAGGGGCCTGCCCCTGCGTCCGCTCCATTGTCAGGTAGAACACTTCCACCGCGTCAGGCTCCGCCGTGTCCGTGGTCTCGCATGGGGCGTCTGACCGCGTCTCGGATATAGGCTGCTCTGGATAGTGCCTCGACGACGCGGCCGACGCACCGGTGGGTCATCCCGGGCTCCGCCGTCATGTGGATCGGTCGCTCCCCTCCAACGGCTCCTTCGCGGTAGAATATCTTCGGCTTGAGACCTCCCTCGTCGCACCGGATGTAGAACGTCTCCATGTCCTTGCTGTCGGTCTGCCGCACGATGGACACGAGGTCGTAAGCCCGGCAACGCACCTCCTCACTGTTCACACCGCTGCTCGGACATTTCCATGCGTCCACGATGGCCTCCACGGCCTTGTGGACTGTGCCCGGAAGGAGCAGCGCAGCCCCGGGCTTTGCCTTCGTCGGCGCGGGCTGCTCCAGCGTGACAAAGCGCTCTCGCAATTCGCTCCGTGCCTCGTCTGCTTTTCGCTCGTGCTCTTCGATGCCATCCATGCGCAGTTTCGCCTCGGCGATCTCGCCGCGCAGGTCGGCGATGGCCGCCTCGTTGTCGGCCACGCGGTTTTCAAGCGCGGATAGGCAATCCATGTCGTCATCATCAGCCAGCCCTTGCTCGTCGCGCGCCTCGCCCGGCCGCTGGATCGGGCCGGCGAGTTCGAGCCACGTTTTTCCACCGAAGAGATTGTTGAGGACCTGCCGTTGGTATAGACTCCACGGCTCTTTCGGGTGGAGCTTTGCCCAAAACACGTCTTCCCCGTCCCCATCCGGCGGCGGGTTGGCCGGCGTCCACAGCTGATAGCCCGTCGCCAGCTTCAGGCGCAAGGCGCAGAAGTCGCCATCCGGCCGGTCAACCCACTTGCCAACATTGATACTCTCACCCTTGTGATTCTCCACCTTGATGAATCGCATACCCTCGCGGCCTGGGGGTCCGTCAAACACGATGTCAATCGTCTGCTCATCCATCTGTCGCTCCTCTCAAAAGTGTGGTTCTTAGCACTGTCTTAATTATACCACAAGATAGCCCAAAGTCAAGGCGGGGTCATTTGAACCCGTCTCGTACGACTTTCCGTATCGCACAAACTCGTATCGCACGAACCACGCTATTCCATGCCTCTCTTGCTTCGCGCTCGCTCTTGTGCCACACGGGCATGAAGAGCGATCTGTGGCAGACCTTCTATGTCGGATGGTTGGCTCCGAGCTGGTCAACTTGCGGCTTGCGGTCACTGCCCGGGTATGGCAGAATCCTCGGCATACGCTTACTCAAGAGTGGCCCCTTTCCTGGGGGCAAGTCCCGGCTTGCCACATGAAATGCACTTCCAGCTCGTCGCCGTGTTTGTTCGTCGCGGCCAGCACTGCCGGGCCGTCGCCAAGCGCGGGGTAGCCTTCGGCAAATGGGTTGACCAGAACAAGCATCAAGCCGTCAGCTTCCTCCCATCGCTGCTTCTCTGGGTTCCACGCTCGCACAAGGAACGGGGCCGGCTTCTCCTTTGGTGGCGGGTCTGGCAGCCCAGACATGCAGCAGCCGGGGGCGAAGACGTTGCCGGGGTCGCTCACGCTAGGGATGCGCATAATCTCATCGTAGACTGAGCACAGCCGCTCGCCGTCGCCGTTGGGCGGAAGCAGCAGCCGGCACGGGCCGTCAACGTTCGGCTCGCCGAAGTCTTCGGCCAGGTGGCAGGGCGCCATCAGACAGCACTGGCCGCACTTGCGGCAGCGGGGGCGCTCGGGGGGCTTCTCAATCATCCTACACTTCTCCTTGCATAGTTTCGCAGATCGGGCCGCGGGGCATGGCCCACCATCGCCGGGTGCCAGGCTCGGCCACGGCAATGAAGCCGTGCGCGCCGATGTTCCACGCATAGACATTGTAGCCCGGCCCGTGGATCGTCGGCGGGTGCCACGTATCGGGGTAGCGGAAATACGGAAGGCCGCGCCGCGGGACAATGGGCATCATCACCAGCTTACTCCTCCGCATTGGTACCAATCGTCCCATCCGTGTCGATGCACGATCCAGCCCTTCCGCTTGTAGTCCCGCTCGACTGCCCACAGCGGGGCCGCGGGGTGGTGCTGATCAAACAGCCGTCGCCGATCCCGGAAGCTCTGCTTCTTCAAGGTGACCGGGCTTTTGATGTCTTCGTAGTGGACCAGCAGCTCCCCATTTGGGCCGTGCCACCACACGGCCAGGTCAGGCCGGTAGTGGATGCCCGCCTCCACGTCGAGACTCACCCGTGGGTGGACGTCGATATGCACGCAGGACGGCTTGTCTGCCCAGAACGCATAGCGCAGGGCTTCGGCCTTCGAGTCGCACCGTGTCTGGCCGATCATGGTGGGGATGTTGCCGAGCCGGCCCGCCTTGGGTTTGGGCTTCTCTGGCGTTTCACCGAGCGGCTCATAGTAGCCGCGGTCTTGCAGAATCCTCTCGATATACTGCCGGGTCTCAGCGTGGGTGCTCCGCTTGTGCATCTCATGCAACTGGGCAGTCGGCAAGCCGTCCATCTGGATCGAGTTGGCGTGCTTTGGCATAGGTCAGCCCTCCTGCTTCTGGATTCGTGCGCCCAGGTAGTACCGGCACCAGCCTTCGGCGCGGTCCTTGGTCAGATCGAAGGCCAGCACGCAGCCGTCCTTGAGGATCACCTTGTATCGGTCGCCGGTGTCGCCGTCCGGTGTCCTCTGCCCCATGCGTCTGAGTGCTTTGATCGTGGCGTCGCTCATCAGGTCGCTCCGTTGGTTTGCTGTAGAGACAAGGCGCTGCCGTCACTCGGGTACCTTAGGCGTCTTGCCGTTGAGGATCATCTCACCTTCAAGGTCAAGAGCAGCCCATGTCATAACGTGACCGATGTCCCGCACGGCAAATCCGGCCTTGAGATAGTTTTCCATGAGGGGCTTGAGAGAATCGGTCACTTTGGTGTTCATAGCCAAGCCCTCAGGGGTGTAGCGACCGTCCTCAGCAAAGATGGTCTTCACGATTCTACTCCTTGGTTTAGTTGTCACTCGATCCTTAACTCTGAGTATATTATACCACAAGAATAGCCAAAGTCAAGAAAGATTATGGAAAGTTTCAAAGTTTCTCTTCTCCGCCTCACAGCACCCAATTCGCCCCGATGTGGACAAAGGTGAGCGCCAGTGCGTCGGCGTAGTCTGGGGACCGCCCCAAGAGCTTGCGGATGCCCTCCTTGTCAGGCAACTTGAAGCGGCCATCCTTGTCATACGTGTAGGGGGTCGCCTTCAACTCATCGGCGAGCAGCTTGTGGTCCGGCAAGGCGAAGCCCTCGCGCAACGCCTTCGAGGCGAGCAGATACATTTCTGCTCTGACGTTCATGTAAGTCTCATCATCGTAAGCCCCGCCCCCAAAGTGGATACCCCGGGCGTCAACTTCGAGGTTCCTGTGCATGTGGGCCACCGTCCCCGAGCCTATGCCGGTCATGTCCACCGTGATATTTGTGGCGCTGACTCCCCACTGCTTGGAGAGGCTGGCCGCTACGTCTCCAGTCCAGATCGGGTCTTGCTTCTGCGCGCTCTCCATGTGCCGCACGCCAAGCCCGTCTCTGATGCAGAAGACGGTCAAGTCTTCGCCCTGCCACGCCACGTCGACCCCAAGGCGCAGGCTCCCGTCGTACTGTGGGCTCAGATTCCTGCCACGCTCGATGGCAGCCTCGACAACGGCCAGAGGGAAAAGCCCGTAGTCGGCGCCCTCCGGGAACTCGCCGCACACCCGCCCGATGTACTCAGCGCTCGCCTCCCCGTAGTCCTTCGCCATCATGGCGATCCACTCCAGGGTCACAGCCCCCGGGAACAGCGTCGGGTCATCATGCACCACGTTCGGGTGCGTCCATGCGTCCATCTTGACGCAGTGCCACGACCCGGACTTGTACTCGTCAAAGAACGCCCCCTCGCAACGGATCGGGTTCCCGCTGAACACGCAAAGCGCGGTCGGGCCTTGGAGTGAAGTCTTGACGCCAAGCATGATCTGGCTTGAGACGCCATGCCCTTCGTCAATTGCGAAGAACATATTTTCATCATGCTCGCCAGTGAAGCGGTCCGGGTGGTCTGTCGAGAAGCCGACGGCGTTGCTGTAGGTGTCAATCTGCCACCATGGCGTCTCGCCGATGTGCCCCGGGAGCGGGATGTTGTTGGCCTGCGCTTCTCGGAACAGCTTAGGCAGCGTGCCCCAAAGCTGCCGACTCACCTGCCGCCCGACGGCTGCTGTCGTGATGATACGGCACGGGCGGAAGCAGCAGCCATACCAGAGCACCGCGCACGCAAGGGCGTAAGTCTTGCCTGTGCTGTGGCAGGCCCGCAGGTGGACCCGCCGATGCGTGGCCAGGCTGTCGAGAAACACCCGCTGGTCAGGAGTCAGCGTCACCCCGAGGACAAGCTCTACCCACCGGGCCGGATGGTGCCTCCCGACCGCGCATATTCGCGCCCAATGCTCAGTTGCCGGAGCCGTCGCCGCCATGGGCGTGCTCCTCGCCTCCCTCAGCGTCAGGCGCAACCATCTCCGCGGCCAGTTCCTCGACCCGCTGGGCTACTGCGTCCTGGTCAACGCCCCCGTTGACTGTGGCGTCGATGGTCACCTTCTGTGCGTAGAGCTTGGCCGTGTGTGCGAGCAGGCTGTGCGCCGCGCTCTGGCGAATCTTCTCATCCCGCTCTTGCAGCATGGCCGATCCGTCTGGGTTCTGCCGTTGCTGTCCGCTCTCGTCTCGCATGGGCTTGAGTGGCCTCGTGAGTTCCCGCTGTGTGAGTAGCGCCTCCGCCTCGACAGAGCCGAGGTATGCCTCCCGTGCTTCGGTTACGGCCTCCCGCCATTCCTCGGGATGCTCTGCCGTGATGTGGCGTGCGGAGTTCTCATTTCGCCGGCCGATATGCTGCGCGATCTGTGCCCATGTATTCCCTTCGATCTGCATTCTGGCGGCCAGCTTTATACGCCGTTGAACCTGTTTACTGAGTTCTGGCATCGCTGCAAGTCCTTTAGTTTGTACTATCTGGAGCGGTTCCGCAATACTCAAAGCGTGCTGTTACACGATTGCTTGAAACAGTCTTCTCGAAGGCTCTATTTGTCTTCCCAAATATTCCGACACAGGCATGATAAGAGGTACAACGCCACTCGGGTCGTCGTTTTAGACTCTCAATCATCTGACGTTGACTTGTCCTAATCGAATACACAAAACCTTTTCTGACGAACTCGTTTGCCACCGCCTGCAAGAGCGCGGTTCCAATGCCAACGCCTTGGAAGTCAGGCAGCACGACAAGTCTTGTGCATCGTTTCAGATTCCGTCGTCTCGGATGTGGCGAGTGGAGCGTCCCACAGAAGGCAACGATCCGATCCTGCCAAACGCACGCGTGACACCTGGCAGCTTTGTTCAACTTGCAATCTAAATAGTGATACTTGCGAAACATGGGCCACAACGCTGTGCTTGCTTCGTGGAAGTCCAACTGCAGCTTTGGCCGCGCGTCGTTTTTTTTTTCATCTCCATGTCGTCTGTCGAGAAGACCCAATCTGGCTGAAGCCACGGGATGAAGTCGTCGTGGCAACTCACGACGATCATCTGCTTCCCTGTTGCCTCTATGGCCTTTCTCACAGCACGACATGCGAACTGCGCAACCGTTCTGTCCACGGTGCTAGTGAACTCGTCAAAGACGATCAGCAGCCTTTCGTCCAAAAGCGCTCTTGCCAAGTTTATCCTCATCTGTTCGCCCTGTGACAGCACAGAGTAAGGCTTCAGCCATGATGGGATACTGCCAAAGCCGACGCGATGCAACATCTTGAACAGTCCAACATCATCCGTCGTCTCAAAGTCATCAATCACAGACGCGGCCTGCCATTGGTAACTCGTGACGTATGCCTCTGGCCACAACTCCCTTGCAAGAGTCGTCTTTCCTGTTCCACTTCTGCCTGTAATGACGCCGATCTGCCATTCTTGCGGCAGCGGCAGTTCGCCAACGAACCGCTCCTCGATGCGCTTCCCTCTTATGTCGTACTGACTGCGCACCTTCGCAGCTCGCCATGACTCACTTGGGACGCTGTGTCTCAATATATCAAAAGTCGGCACTCGTGATCCTCTTTGAGTTCTTCGTATGCTTCGCGCACTCCGTTTTCGTCAGTGAACGCCAAGACAAGTTCAAAGTACGTCGGATTCGACGGGATGTTGACATTTGCTCCGTCACCTTCTCCTCCAAGCACGCCGGGCGCTTCGATGTCCGCCAGCCTGAGCCCGTCCCACAGCTCCGGCAGTTGCGTCTCCAGGTCGGCGAGCATGGGGACCACGCCGTCGGTGAACGTGCCCTGCAGCGCGGCATTGTTGGCGGCCAGGTTTGCGGCCTTCTCCCGCGGTTCATCCCAATCGACTATTCTGACCGGCCAGCGCGCGCCGTCGTGCTCGATCACTGACGTGCCGACAGTGCCCTTGTCGTCTGGCATAGGCGCCACTGGGCCTAGGACCGCCTCAGGCGGGAGTTGGGCGACGCGTTGGTGTCCAGAGACAAGGTTGCCCGTGCGTGCGTTGTACGTGATTCCTGCCACATCCCCAAAGGCATCCATTGAGAATGCCAGGCCAGCCGCGGCCTCGGGTGCTAAGGTCCGCGGGTTGTACTCCGCTGGCTTTAGATCCGCGACCGTCTTCGGCCCGGTCACTTCTGGACTTGCTTTGCGCTTTTTAGCGGGCACGCTGCACTCCTTTCTGCCATTCGAGTCATCGTTCCCAAGCATCGGTTGTAGGCCTTCAACATAAATTTCAGGCTATTTTCTATTTCCGCGAACGGGATCGGATCATCCTTCTTGCCGCCAATGGTCAACCAGTAGAGCCAGAAGCCACATCCCCAAAGGCATCCATTGAGAATGCCAGGCCAGCCGCGGCCTCGGGTGCTAAGGTCCGCGGGTTGTACTCCGCTGGCTTTAGATCCGCGACCGTCTTCGGCCACTCATACGCGGCCGTGGACCTACTACCCGGGCCGACTGGCAGCCGCTCGGGGATGACCAATGCTTTGCGACACGCCCGGCAGCGGACTTCAAACATCACCGTGCCGTCACCGAGCTTCCACTTCCTGTGCTTCTCGCGCCGTCCGCCGCAGAGTTCGCAGACGGCAAGGCCGCCGTGGTGGTAGTCGTCTTTCCATTCTGTGTCCACCATGCTCGTTGCTCCTTCTTTCACCGTAACGCATTTCGCCGTCGCCGTCAAGTGCTTTCCGTCAAGTCTTCTTCGCAGCCAAAGAAACCGCCGATACTCCAACGGCCCTCGAACCGCAGTCCAATCTTGACGCCGAACTTGTCTACGTAGTACGCGACCGTGTTCACATCGGCCTCCAGGAAGGCCGCGAAGTCCCACAGCCACAGGCTCGCCATGATTCTCGGATACCTGTCGATCACCCGCAAGCCGGTACTCCTCCCAATCCATACCAGGATGCCCGCCATGCCTGGGAGTAGCCTCAGATCAAGCGTGCGGGAAACACACCGTCTATTCTGGACTCGGGTCAACACTGCATCGCTCCTTCTGCAGGGGGTGGACGGTAATGCCGTAGAGCCGCTCCGACTTGTCACGCAGCAGTCGCCAGTGCTTCGCGTGGTAAGCATATTCCCGCCACGTCGACTCAAGTTGCATCTCGGCTTCCAAGCGTTCCGCGCTTCCTTCTCTCTCGGTTACTAGTCGTCGGATCACACATGCGTATGCGTTCGCCATGATCACCGCCCGGTCAGTCGCCCGTGCGCCAGGGAGGAGACGCCGACATGTGCGGGCCGCGTCCATCCAGCCAGCGGCACAGCCAACGGCAACGAGCAGGACACCAAGGGCCGCGGCTACTTCGCCCACGATGTCGGGCCGGCTCGTGGCAAGCGCCTCGATCACCATGCCGCACAGCGCGGCCAGAAGGCCAAGTGTCAAGGCGACTCTGCCAACCTTGCGGCGGTAGTCGCTTGAGCAACCGAGGAGCACGTAACGAGCCCGGAGCCACCCGAGTAGCATCCCAACACTCAGCGCCCCGCCAAGCGCCTCCAGCCACCATGACGTCCCGGCAGTCAGGATAGCCGGCACGCACATGGCCACCGCGATGGCCGTCCGCTTGCCCAGGGCCTTGTACCGCTCGCCGATGATTTCGCTTTGCCTGTTGTGTTGGCGCTTAGCCATCATGCCTCCTCACTGTCGCGGGCGCGGCGTTCGTCATACTTGCGCTTGAAGCGGTCACGGACCGCCGCCATCGTCGCGTCGTCAAGCGTCCACAGCCCTTGCCGGCCGCGGCACTCGATGGGCGTAGGTAACGGGTGTGCGTGGCCATCTGTAATCCACGCCCACCACATACGGCTTCCGGGCAGTGGGGGCAGATCACCAACCAAGCTGTCTCTCGCGTGCTTCGCCTCAAACGGCACGCACTCTTTCAACCACACCGTCGCCACGATGGCTCCTGGCACCAAGAGCTTGATGGGGAGCGAGGGGTTGGCCCATGGGCACGCTGCATGTATTTGCCGCACAGCGTCCTTGTCCCGCTCCTTCCCAGCGTGGATCGCAATTGGCCCCTTGTAGTCCGTCCTCCAGGACCGCACCTCGATACTCTTGCTCCCCATGGCGACCAGCGCGGCCCATGGCTGCTTGAGCGTCAGGGCCGGCATGTTCGGTCCTATCATCTTACTCGCCATCGGGGAGCCCCTTCCCGTGTTCGTCGTCGTTTCTCTGCCGGATTCTGTCCATGTCCCGCATACTCGGTCGCAGGCCGCGTAGCCGGCCCATGAGGTAGCCCCACGCGAAGGAGCCGACAATCATGGCGACCAGCCACAGCACAGCGGCGATCCGTAGCTCGATGCTCACAGCGCTCCACATCGTGCCGCCTCCAGTCTGGCCCGCGCCTCGCTAAAGATCGTGTAGATATTCTCGCCGCACTCAGCACAGCACTTGCCGACGTTGCCGCCCGTCCAGCAGTCCGGGCACGTCCACTCTCCGGGCTCCTCGTCTGTCCCGTCCTCGTATGAGTCGACCGCTTTCTCTACGAGCCGGAGCCACTCTCGGGCTTCCTGCTCCTTCGTGGCGCACCGCTCATATTCTTGCGTCTCTGCTTCTGTCTTGCCTCTTGCTACCATCGTCGTCGCTCCATGGGCGGGGGCTATCCCGCGGTGTTGGGTCAGTCGGTCAGGGTGTCAAGGGCATCTGCGATTGCATCCCACAGGTCGCCGCTGACAGCAGCGGTACAGTCGCCGCTGATATGCATCCCGTCCCATGTGCCGTGGGCGACGCGGGGCGTGATGCCGTTCTCAATCTCTCCGTAGACCTCGAACTTGTGTCCGGCAAGCGTCACATTGTATGTCTGGTTGTCGTGATCGAACTCGATTCGCTGCCGCGAGTTGCTCATTCTGTCGCTCCTGGCTTTGGGTTTGGCCCGGCCCGCGGGGGCCGGTTTTGTCGCGTCTGCATCGTCTTGCTATGCCTCCCTAGTTTTCAAAAATGCGGTTCGTCGCTTGGCCCCCATCGCGATTTGGCGAATGATGTTCAGCTCGTCGGCGTTGGGCTTGCGCAGGCGGCCAATGACCGTCACGGGCTCGCCAACGCGGGTGACCGTGTCTCATGATACTCTGACTTGCTGGAGCTGCATGGTGTCCATGGCTTCGCCCTCATCGAGCCAAGGGAGGGGATCAGGGCTGCCGTCGTCCTGCAGCAGCATCACGGCTCGGGGGTCGCCACCCTGTGTGCGCATGATGGCATGGCCATAGCCCTCGTGGTATTCGGGATAGACGGTCTTGGCGATGGTCTTCGTGGCGCTCTTGCTCTGATACTCCAGGATCGTGGCGTTCCCGGTCGTGTAGGTCGCTTCGTTCATCATTTCGCTCCTTGTCTCGTGGCAGCGTGTAGTTCGTTCCTTAACTCTGAGTATATTATACCACAAGATAGGTGAGAGTCAAGAGGAATTGGGAAAAGTTGTGAAGTTTATTTTTGTGCGCTTATTCCCACCTCTCTCGCATCGCGGCAGTCGCCTCGGGTTCAGCCGAATCGTCTGGCTCTGCGTCGCTGCCAGCCTCAAGCTCTGCTGCCTTCGTCTGGACGTGCTCGGCAAGGCCAGCCACTTCAAGCACCGCCGCTCCGCGCTTGGCGGCAAGAGCGTCGCCAAGGGACACGGCGGGGCCGTTGCCGCCACACGTCCGAGCCCGCGGGTTGCATTGAGGGGACGCCCCGTTGATTTCATCCCATCGCCGCGTCGACTCGCTGGCCACGCTGGCCGCGTACTTCCTCAGCTCTGTTGCGAGCGGCACGTCACCTTCGCTCGCTGCTATTTTTTCCATCAACACCTCCCCAAGCACCCCGAGCCGCTCCGGAAGCCCTGTCACCCAATCGGCCATGTAACGGCCGGCCCTCTCCCTCACTCTGGCATCGTTCAGCCACAGATGCGCTTCGTCTGCCAGCGGGTCGGTCTCGCCGCCGTAGTACCGCCCAACGCTGCACCGGCACGCCACGGTGATTATGGCAATTTGATGATGCTCAGCAATCGCCCCTTCGATGTCGTCACTCACCACAAATCGCCGCGTCTCTTGATCCCGATAGCCGGGCACACTCACCATGCCATAGCCTCCGCACATGGCGCACGCCTCCTCCGGTGGCCGGTTGGGATTGACTGCCCCGAGCCCAAAGCGGTTCCGTGCCGCGGCCTCGATCCGCTTGCGGAAGTCTGTCTCCCTCGGATCGTGCTTCCGGAAATATTCGTCTTCCAGCACAGAGCCTATGCCAGCAGTCACGTCTCGCACGTCCCACTGGTCGAAGAACGCCGCCCAGCCGTCAAGCGCATCGTTTGGCGTCCTTGGCCAGTTCATCCGAAACCTTGCCATCACTGCCGTCAGTTCTTCTGGTTGCATCGCCCTATTCTCCTGCTGCTTGTTGGTCTTCGGGCTTGGTAAACATCCCCTGCAAAACCGCTCCGACCTTCTCCTTGCCGTCCGTGTCATCCGGCTTCGACGGCGCCCAGTCCGCCCGGGCGAAGTCCCGCCAGTCGCCACTCCGGAGCCACTGCTTGAGCATGGGCCTCATCGTCTCCGGGCGATCCGCATATTCCGTCGCCGCGTTCGCCACAGCGCGCTCGATTCCTTCGCTGTCGAGCGGCGCCTTCCGCCTCATATTCTTGATAATCTTCGTCACGTCGTCAGAGCCAATCGTGGGGTCGTTGCTGTTCGGGTGGACGTTCCGTTTCCACTGAGCCCCGAGTTTTGCCAGCCATGTCGCCATGACAGGGTCAAGCACTCCCTTCCAGTCGCTCAGCGGTAGGGGGTCGTCCTTGGCTTTGGCTTTGGGCTTTGGTTCAGTAACACCCTCCGTCTTGAGCTTGGCCCGGTGCTTCTGCACGCGCTCGTTACCGGCTCGCCGCGCGGCCAGGTCTTCCGTAACCCGTCGGCTCATCAAGACAACGCCGTCGTCATCCTCAATCACTTGGCCAATCTCGTAGCGTTTGAGTTCAGCCACGATGATGCCGGCCGCTTCTGGAGTCACTCGCCACATGCGCGCCCATCCTTCGATGGTGTCGCTCAGCGTCCCGTTGCCATCGTGCATCATGTGGTTCAGCGTCCGGCTCCACGCCCCCTCTGTCTCAATCGAGCAGGCCTGTAGCCCGCGATCCGCTAGGTAGTCGGCGGGGTACCACTTGTGCCAGGGTAGCGCCCGGTGCTCGCTCATTCTCTCGCTCCTTGGGGGACTATCATCAGCTTGCGGCAACCTCCCCGTCTTTGGCATCGGCTCGGGCGCTGAGCAGCGACTCAAACTGCTCCAGCAGCCACCAACACTTATCGCGTATCCTCTCAGGCGTTCCAACCGTCCCCCCCGCAAGTGCTAGCTCGACAGCACGGTCAACAAGAGCCATTGCCGCTTGATCGTGTTGCGAGAGAAACTTGAGCCCGGGCTGTTCAACGTGCGCCACGCAGGCCAAGAGCCGGGCCGTCATCACGGGTAGGCCGTAGACCGCGCCGCACTTGGGGTCTCGGCTCTTGACGCAGCCGAGCTTGCCTTCGGCCACAAGCCGATACACGGTGGTCTGCACGCTCCGCTTGGGTCTGTCAAGCACCCGGGACAGTTGATCCGTGGTCACAAGTCCAAGCTCTGACGCGGCACTCAGGATACCCTCTTGCAGCGGCGCCTTGACTCCAAGGACGTGTCGAATTGCGTTGCTCAAGTCCATCGCTCTTGTCCTCCGAATAAAAGCCCGCGGGGCAGGGAGAGTTTCCAGAGCGGACGCCAAGGAGCGAGCTTCCCGCCCGCCTGGCCCCGCCCCGCGGGGCAAATCGTTAGGTTGTCTCGGGTGCGTCCTCGTTCGGCAGCGCAGCCATCGGCTCCTCCACCTCTCGGATCGTGTACCTCCAGCTATCCGACTCAGTCAGATATGGGATTTTCATCGCCTCTGGCATGGCCGCCGTGTCGACCCGCCGCATGGTGGACTTCTTGCCGTTCAGCTCCCACCGGCCACACCACACTTTGATTCGACCGCGTACCGCGGATTTGACGGCCTTGTCTGCTTTGTTGAACGCCTTGCTCGCCTCGTGGGTGGCAGCCCGATCTTCCAACGCTTTCTCAAGGGCCGCGTTCTCAATCCGTTCGCCCTGGGCGCTCTGCGCCTCCAAGTCTTCCCACAGCGTCTCCGGCAGACACACGCCAGCGAACTTGCACCGGGCACAGGGCCGCATGTCGAGCAGCCGATCCGGGACAGTGCCCGCGTCGACGTGGGCGTTGACCCGTACCAGTTGGGCAAGGGCTTCGTCAACGTAGGCCGCCGCCTCGGGGTCGTGCTCAAGGTCGAAGTCCAAGAACCGGAAATGCCCCTGGCTAGTAATCAGGAACACCCCGCGGCCCTGGCCTTTCATCCTGAGATACAAGCCAAGCTGCGCGGGATAATGCCTGTAGAAGTCGTTCTTGACGAAGTCCTGCCACTTCTCGATGCGCTGCCACGCGTTGGCGTCCAAGCGCTTGACCTCCAAAGTCACTTTCTCCCCGGTTGGGTAAACGAGCACGCCGTCGATATGCCCGCGTAGCCGGTACTCCGGCCACTGCAAAGACTGCTGGCCCTGCTCGATGTCGAAGCCGGCTTCCATGAGCCGCCTTTTCCAGAGCACCTCCTGGGCGTTGCCGTCCTCGAAGATTTGCTGGACCCATGCGCCGTGTGGCTCCGCCTGCTCATTGATCGTGCGCGCGTACACGAGCCGCCGGTCACACAGGTCGCCGGCGGAACTGGCCCGGTTCCAGTCAGAGGAGTAGTTCGGGCCGCCGGCCTTGGTCTCGAAGAACGCGTCCATCACGTTGGTCGCCGCCAGCGCGGGCGATTCCTGCTCGGGGGTTTGTGGCCGTTCAGCGAGCTGGCGTTCCAGCACTTCGGCCAGCTCAAGCTCCGACTCGGGGTCGCCGTAGATTTCCCGTAGGACGGCCACGGCTCGATTCTGAGGGGGAAGGGGTGGCATATTCTCGCTCCTTGTCTTGTGGGGGTCAATTTGGACGTTGTGGGATACCTTGCGGCCAGGGCCGCGACTCTACATCAGCCCTTCTTAGGCGACCAGTAGCGGCAGGTGTCGCCGTCCGCCTTTGGCTTGCTGCTTCGGATACAACCGAACGGGGGAATCCAATGCCTGAACGAAGGCTTGACTCCTACGAGTTCGCCCCCGCTTCCGCAGGTGATACAACGCCTGTTGCTTGGGTTGTGGTAGCACTCGGCCTCATGTGTTTTGGCCAATCCGTGCAGGTCCTTCGGGGAAAGCCAGGAGTAGTCGTCGTCGTCATGGTCGTACTTCTTGTGACAATATTCGCACTGCCACGCGATTTCCGTTCGTGTCAATTTGATCGGCATGGCCGGCTCCTTACATCAGCCCTTTGGACTTGAGTTCGTCTCGGATTCCGAACAGCACGTCATCGGTGGCTTGGGGCAGGGCGTCGATGCTGCCAAGGCGGTGGCGCTCCAGAATGTCGCCAAGGGCCGCCCCGTCGCTTTCGCCGATCACGGCCAGTGCCTCCCCGAGCACGCCTTCGGCGAGTTCCCGCTCCGCCTGGTCCATCGGCTCGCGTTTGGGCGCAGGCTTCTGGGGCTGTGGGGCACTGGGCTGCGCTGGGCTAGGATCCGCGTCCCCTCCGTTCTGCTTCACCCACGCGGCATACAGAGCCTCCACAGTGGCGTGCGTCTTCTGGAGCCCGTATCCCTTGATCCGCTTGACGTCTCGGAACTCTACCCGGCCGGTCTTGCCATCGAAGCCGCTGGCGCTGGCCAGCATGTCGGCCATGGTTTTGGCGTCGCCCCCGGTCATCTCCTCAAGCCACCCAGTGATGTCGGCGCGCTTGGCCTGCTCATCCTTAGTCCCGGCCCCGCCTTGGCTGCCGGCCTTGTAGGTCGCGTCCGCCTTCGGCTTGCCGTCGGCGCCGGTCTTGACGTTGTGCCCGCGTTCTGCCAAGTCTTCGGCCATCATGCCACCCAAGCCAAGCACGGTCTCGACTGCCCGGGCGATCCAGTTGGTATGGGCCGCCTTGCGGACGTCGAGAATATCCACGCCGTCGCGCTGGCTCGTGAAGAACTTGTCCTTGGCGCTCCGTCCGCCAACGATCTCAGTCCAGCCTTCATCTTTGCCCGGCGCTCTGCCGTAGACCATCCTGAATAGCCGCACGCTCCGGGCATACCCACGCATCTCGAATCCGACAATCGAGTCCCGGCGCTTCTCCGCCATGATCATCCAGCGGGTCAGGCCCTCCCAGTCGTCGGGCCTGGGCTGGGGTAGCGGGATGCCACCCTGCAAGATCAGCGACATGTCCATCTCGCGGAACTCGACGCCGAAGACGGGCGCGATCTTCTTGGCGCCGCTGGCGCATAAGCTCACAATCGTGCCCGGGTTGTCAGGGTCATTGCTCTGGGTGGCGAACCAGTCCCGCTTCGTGGTCCGCTTGACTGCCGCGGTCAGCACCATGTCCAGGAACTCGATACTTGCGTTGACCCGCCCCATGGCACCGGCCCGATCGAAGTGGGGGTCAGCATCGGCATCAAGTATCGGAAGCGCCACCGGGATTCTGGCCGGGGGCATGTCCGTAGTCGCCTCTCGGGGCATGTCCTTGGGGAAGGGGTCGGCCTCCTTCGTCGGCGCACGGCGGCTCTCTTGGGGCTGCTCCTGGGGCTGTCTCTTGGCTTCCATGTCTCGCTCCTTGGTTTGGATTTACGGGTCAACAATTCACGGCAAACTCAAAGCCGAATCAAAGCACATCCACTCCGACTGATTCACTCAGCCTCACCGCCTCGGCAACGGCCTGGCGAATGAAGTTGCATAAGCTACGCTCGTCCCTCTTGGCGGCCTCCTTGGCTTTGGCGTACAGACCACTCTCACAGTAGAGGGTGATCGACTCTCGTTTTTCTGTCTTCGGTGCCTTCACTGTCTTACTCCTCTCTCGTGTTCGCGTGATGATGGCAGCAGGTGCGCCGTGTCGTCGCTTTGCGGGAAGATTTGCACTCCGCCGCCGCGTCAACGTCAACCGCACCTACTGCCAAACTTGTCATTGGTTCCATCTCGCTACTTTAATTCTACCACAAGAGTCGCACAATGTCAAGAGGATTTCTTGATTGTTTCAGCGCACGTCCGCGGCAAGGTCGTCGCCGGTGGCGTCCCACTCTTCGCCGCCAAGCTCTGCGCCGTGCCGCAAGCCGTCGCCAAGGGGCGCCACGTCGTCGCCGGCTTCCGCCTCGGGCTCAAGGTCTTCCAGCACGCTGGCGCGGACCCGGCTCACCTCGATCTCCACCTCGGGGTCGTTCTCAAGCACGCCGTCGACTTGGCCGAACACGGCCTCCGTGAGACGATCAACCACATGGGCGCGGGCCTCAGAGTAAGCCGCCTTCTCCTCCTCCGCTCCCTTGGCCATGTCGCGGTACGCCTTCCGCACTTCGGCCAGGGCATCGCTCGCCGCGCCATGATGCTCGCTGGCGAGCACGTCCTCCACGCCCTTGATTTCCCGCAAGGCCGTGCGAGCTTCATCTACGTTGCCTTGGCGCAGGCTGTCGCGCAAGACCTGCAGCCCGTCCTTGATCGTGTCCAGCACGTACTGACTTGCTTCGTCGCCGGGCGCGATCACGACCTGCAGGCAAGCGTAACCCACCCGGGTATGCTGCGCTCGGGAATTGTGAGCCTCCGCCTCTTGGCGGTTCGTCTGATGCTGGGCGCGAATCTCAGCGGCCAGCCGAGCGGGCACGGCAAGCCCGACGTCCGTCTTGACCCCATAGGCGTTGAAGCTCCGCCGCAAGCGCTGGCAGAGGTTCGTGGCGTCCTGGCGCTCCCGCTTGTTGGCGATGACCTTCTCCGTTTCCCATTTGCTGTATTCGCCCTCGCCTCGCTCCTCTAGCACCTCCTTGCTGTGGCGGTATTCGACTCCGCCGCGCAGGCTGGACTTGATCACCACGATGATGCAATCACTCAGTCTCGTCGCCATCAGTTTGCTCCTCGGGTATATGTGCGGCACGAAGCTGTGCGCTACGAGCCTCCATGTTTGTTTACTGCGCCGCAAGGGGGTTGCGAAGCGTGTTGAAGGCTTGATCGGTCACCCCGAACTCCGGCTTCTGGGTCGTGTTCGTGCGCATCCCGACCGCCACCGCGAAGGGCTCCGTCGCCGCCATGCAGGCCGGGCCTGTCCAGCCGGAGGCTTCCATCTCGACTTCGCCTGTCCGGCTTATCTCAAACTGGATCGTGCACTCTGTGCCGGCCATCCCGGCCACCTGCCCGGTGAGTGGCTTGGCGATGATGCGCTTGCCGCCCTCCGCCGTGTCGGTCGCGGTCAAGGCGAACCCACGGGCCGCGGCCTGGGCGCGGATGCCGGCCATGGCATAGCCCACCTTCAGGGCGTTGACGGCTGGCCTGACCGCTTCATCGTAGTCATCAAACTCCACCTCGAAGGAGCCGTCGTCTTGGCGGACAAGGCCAAGCTCATAACCGCGCTTGCTGTCGGCGATGCTGATCGCGTGGTCACATTTGCTCTCGGTTCCATACCAGCGATACGTCTTCTGGTCCGCGCAGAATACCAGGCCCGCGCCGGCGATTTCTTGGCACGCTGCCTTGATCTGCTCGATGTTCCGGAACTGGATTTCCAACTTACTGACGTGGGACATTTCGTCACTCCTTCTGGGATTCAACTGTTGCGGGAACTTCGTTCGTGGTGGGGACGGCCAGGGTCGCGGTGAGGTAATAGGTGGCAAGGCCTAACTGGTCATTCACGTCTACGATGAGACTATCGACAACATCGCCCATACTGTCCTCACCCTTGTCTCGTTCTGTGCCACACGCCTCCCACCTCCCGTCAGGCGCAACCGCCACGGCTACGCGGACATTGACCGTCTCCCCCTCTGGCGAACTGTCAGGCGGCGCCGAAGCATCGGCAGCGTTCAGCGCGGCGCAGACTTCATTCGCATACTCTTCGCTCTGGCATACTGCTATCTCCCCCTCACCCATACACAGGGGCGCGCGTGTGTCTCTAACAGGCCATCCCAACTCAATTTCAGACCAAACCTCATATCTCTTGCTCATGTCAGGCTCCACGGGTTGGGCGTTGGAGAAAGGGTTTCTACTGGCGGGTCTCGATGATGGTATGCAGGAACAGCAGGCTATTGACGGCCACCATGGCCTCGGCTCGGGGCCTGCTCATCCGTGGCAGGCCGATGATGCCCGCGGCCCGCTCGCTGTGGCTTCGTCGCTCGGGGTCGCTTCGTAGGGTCTCGATTGCTCGCTCGCTTCTGGTCATCTATCGCTCCTTGGGTATGCGGCCCGGCCCCTGTGGGCCGGGCAGTTGTAGGTTGCCTAGTAGGCGTTGGCCTTGTCCATCTTCATCGTCTCGCTCCTCTGGGCTTGGGTTGTGGTGTCGTTCCTCATTACACCCTTAATTATACCACAAGATTACCCAGAGTCAAGAGGAAGCATGGGAATATTCTTAATTTATTTCGGGCGCTTCATCGGGCTCCGGCTCGATCTGCCGCTCACTGCCGACCTTCAGCAGGTCATCCTCACTCAGCTCGGAGCCGTCATTCGTCAAGCCGGGCACGATGTCTGCCGTCTTGGCCGCCTCGCCGCTGGACCGCTCAAGGTCCGCGGGGAGCGCCGCACTCTCCGCCCAGCGCCGTACGCGGTCCAGCTTCGTGCGCCAGCCGATGATGACCTGATTGACGTGCTCAAGCCCCTCTATCACGTCCTCAGTCGCCAGCTCCGCCTTGCCGGCGTCGAAGGCCGTGTAGAGCGCTTGGATGATGGCCTGCTCGATCTCAGCCCCGGTGTAGTCCTCTGTGGCCTCTGCCACCGCGGCCGCGTCCGCGCCGGCCGCCCGGGGGTGCTTGGCCTGCAGCACCTTCACGATCTGCTCCCGAGCCTCGATGCCCGGCAGGTCACACCAGAAGATCGCGTCAAACCGTCCCGAGCGGAAGAACTCCGCCGGGAGCTTCAGGGGATCGTTCGCAGTGGCAATCAAGAACACGGGTTTCTCATTCTCCTGCAGCCAGGTGAGGAACTGCCCGAACACGCGCATAGACGTGCCGCTGTCCGCGTCGCCGCTTCCGCCAACGCCGCTGAATGCTTTCTCGCAAATGTTACTCGGCTTCATGCCGGGGCAGGTCGTTTCCGCCTGCCTCTCCGCATCGCTACGGAGATCGGACTATATCTTCACCTTGGTGCTGTTGGCGGTAACACCTCCAGCACAAACCTCTCGCGTTGTGGCGCCGATCTGTTGTCCCGCAAGCAATGCACCTGTCGTGGTGCCGCGCCCAGCGTCCTGAGACGTGGACCCGGACATGGCATGGCTTGCATAGCGTCACCAGATTCGAGAGTTCGTTGTTCTTGTCTTCGTGCCTACGGCGACTTCGCCCGTTTCCATCCAGATGATGGACTACAAGGTCGGCTGTCTCGCCGCACTGCTGACATACGTAACCGTCGCGCTCAAGGGCCGCCTCTCGCGTGCTAGCGTAGTGATATGCCTCTCTGCGCAGCCTATAGTAGGCCGTGCCACCGTTGCGCCGGTTCCAGGTTCGCTTCGTCTCTGCGATCCTGTCCGCGTGCGCCTCACGGTAGCGGCTCTGATAACACTGCTGACACAAGCCTCTGGCCATATGTTTGACGGTCGCTGTTCCGCACACAAGGCAACGAACATGATTCCTTGACCACATGAAACCTCTCCTTGTTTGGAAAAACCTTTCCCAATTATAAGGGCTTCGTGCGGCCAAGTCAAGGGCCTGGCGTGTAGTCTCTGAGGGGCCAGCCACGGCTTCCCTGCGGATTGTCCGCACAGAGCAACTTTTACCTTCGACGCGCTGGCAAGGCGCAGGTGTGCTCTGATACTCGGATGTTCCCGCATATAGCCAGGTTTGTCGCATGGATCACTCCACACGGAGACCGAGAGCGTTGATCTCATCAATCCACATTACGCACGGGGCAATGGCATTCGCCGTCTCAAGCGCACGGCGGATACCGTTCTCGCTCTCGCCGACGAACTTGTTGAACGCGGCCGACACGTCAAACCGCAGCAGTGGCATCTGCCACGCCGTCGCCACGCACTTGGCGGTCAAGCTCTTGCCGCTTCCGGGGAGGCCTGCCGCAAGGATGGCCTTGGGTCGTGGCAGCCCGAACTCCTTGGCCTCGCGAGAGAACGCTTTCTTGCGGCTGACCAACCAGCTCTTGAGCCGCTCCAGTCCGCCGATTCCGTCAAGCCCACGCTCGTCAGGGTCGACCCACGTTACCGCACTGGTCTGGCCGATCAAGTCCTTTTTCGCTTCCGTGAGTCGTGCAATGTCCAGCGTCTTGCAGGCCGCAATGCTCTGAGTGCAAGCGATCTCTGCCTGGGCCGCCTCCAACCCGCTGAGCGCGTCGACCACTTCGTCAAGGCGCTCAGTCGCCTGGGCTGCCACCGCCGCGGGCTTGATGTGCGGGATGATGGATTCCACGATGGCGACCAGCTCATCCCGCGTGGGAAGGGGCAGATGCATGGGCACGATACCCGGCAGCTCTGGCGCCGGCTCCGTGTCAACGATGATGATGCCCCGACCATCCTCTGTTCCCAAGCGAGCTTCGTTCTCGGCTTCGTCGCGCAGCAAACGCGGAATCTGCCACAACATCTTGAGCAAAGCGCTCAAGTCCTCGATCACGTACAGGTTGCGGCCATGCCGCTCCTTGATTGCCGCGAACAGGCCAAGCGGGTCTTGGGTCTGGGGGTCGACCGTGTTGCCGAATATATGCACGCTCGACTGCCCGTCTTGCCTCTCAGCGGGGACAAGCCCAGTGGTTGTCCGCCAGCGCCAGAGCGCATACTTGCCGGTCGCGGCCAGGCTCTTGGCCACGGCCTCGACGCGTCGCTCCTCGCGGGTCTGCACCCAGATGATGCCGGCCCGTGCTCGCAGGTGCCGGCCGACGTCGCGGGCGAAAGCCCTCAGTCCCGTCACGTTATCCGTCTGCTTCACTACCATCAGTCTCGCTCCTTGGGTTGCCCGGTTGCCGGGCGGTATAGGTGTTACTGGGCCTTCCGCCGCTGGCAGTAGAGGTGAAGCCCGACCTTGGAACTCTCGACTATCAACGCCTTGGCGCCGTCGTGGTACTGAGGGAACGCCGCGCGCATCATCTGCGCATATTCCCGACGGCCAGCCGTGTCTTGAGCCGCCACATAGCGCAGGGTCATCCGGTAGCCGAACAGCCCGCGCTCGCGCTCCGAACCCACAAGTGCCTGGTCAACCCATGGCCATGGCACCCAGCGCTCGCCACACAAGGGGGCCGGCCCAACATCCATCAAGCGCAGGGGTGCCCAACTCCAATGGCCAACCCCGGTGAGTGCGTCCCGCAAAAGCCGCGGGTCAGCCTCCGCCAGATCGAAGCGCAGCACGAAGCCCTCCTCACTGCCGCACAACTCCCTCCCTTCCCGATGTTCGCACGGCAGATCAACCACGATCCGAGCCGACGCGCCAAGCGCACCGCGGACCGCGATCTCTGGGTGCCAGCTCGGCAGGGCTTCCACGCCAACATACATCGGGACCATCAGCGCTTCGTCACTGGGGTCCAGCGGCTCCAAGTCACGCCCGATCATTTCTTCTCTGTCCATCGTCGTCGCTCCTTGTCACGGAAAACATGGTACACTCGCCGCACGTCAGCGGCCCGTCGTCTTCGCACTTGAATCGCTCTCGACACTCCGCCAAGGTGAGGCCACGTCCCTCAGCCTCAGCGAAGCCGTTGTCTTGCATCTTGCACCTGCCCTTGAGTCGCACGCTACGCTCCCTTTGCTTTGGCGATGGCAGCGCTTAGTATTTGATCCGTTTTGCAGCCAAGAACACAACGCTTCCATACATACTCACACGCTGCCAAGAGTTCAGGCGCGGCGGCGAGCAACATTGCGTCCTCGTGTGATGGAGGTGAAGGTGATCCAGTGGGATCGTCAGTCTCACCACATACCCACACAAAGTCGTCTTTCGTCTTGTTTGGGTTCGTCTCACATGAGCCGACACACCATGTTTCAGCGTCTTCGTCAAAAACAAACCACCACGGGCCTGGCGTATGCGTCTTCATCTGGCAACTCCTTGATTTGGTTGGCTACTTCACTCTGCCCTAATTATACCACAAGGGCAACGGAAGTCAAGAGGAATTAAGGAAAGTTGCCAAGTTTATTTGCACCACCGCGAGTCAACACAACCCGCAATTTCCCCTCCGAGATATGGCACCTCGAATGGCGTGTCTGCCAGCGGGGTTGTTGCGCTTCCGGTCGCGTGGATTGTGAAGGCTTCCGCCTCATCTCGCCGGGAGAAGGGTCGCGGCTGACTGCGGGTCCGTCAGTGTGTCCGCTCTACCGCTGTGCAACCATTATTCTGGGCTGGCTACTGCCCGTGTTGGGCGGTTGGCCGCCCGCTTCCCCTGGGCCGGACCGCGCGGTGGGGGCGCTTGACGCCTCGCACGGAAGGGCCGTCGTCGGGGCTGAGCTGGGCCGCTTCATTCATCCGCGGCTCCAAAGTGTTTGGAAAAAGCGCTGCACCACGATTGGAACGACTCCGTTGCCAAGGGCTCGCAGTCTGTCCACCCGAGCGGGAACCCCATGAGCCACTCGACCCACGTCGGGTTCAGTTGACCACCAGCTTGCGTGCTGAGTGCCGTCCCGCCTTGGGGGTATTGCTTCTTGCGGTGTCCCGTGTCGTCTGCGCATGGGGTTGTCCACATCTTCACCGTCTTGGCCAGCCCGCACTCGTTCGGCCTGTCCTTGCCCTTCGTCGTGCGGCCCCCCGTTGCATCGGCGACGCACGGCGTTGGCCACGCCCGTGACGGGTTGGCCTCCAGGCTGTCCTTCGCCGCGGCCGGCAGATCCCAACCGTGGGTCTTCGTTGCCTTCGCCTTGCCCGCCAGCACCGCAACGCGTGGTGTAGGCCAGAGCCCACCACCTGTCCCGCCTGTGCGGGGCGCCGCAGGCCGACGCCGGTATGCAGTCCCACAGCACGTCATACCCGCACGTGGCCAGGCCCCCGAGAACGGTTCCCAACGCTCCCCCGGCAGTAAGGATGCCTGGCACGTTCTCCATGAAGACGAATCGTGGTCGAACTTCGCCAACGATCCTGAGCATCTCAAACCAGAGGCCAGAGCGTTCACATTCGAGGCCAGCACGCTTCCCGGCGCATGAGAGGTCTTGGCACGGGAAGCCGCCAGCGACAATATCCACGCGTCCAGTCCAGGGTCGCCCGTTGAAGGTGCGCACGTCGTCCCAGATCGGGGCGTCGTCAATGCATCCATCTCCGATCCTGGCCTTGAGGACTTCAACGCAGTAGGGCTCCCGCTCGACGTAGCAGACGGTGCGGTAGGTTGGCATGGCGAGCTTGAGCCCGAGGTCGATGCCTCCAATTCCGGAAAATAGAGAAATGCCATTGATGGCCTCCGGTTGTTGTTGACTACTCATATCACATCCTCAGAACGTAAACGAGCCGCGGCATTTCGGCCACAGCTCGGGGTGTACAAGGCGAAGGCCAGCGGGCTGGAACCCCTGGCCTTCTATTCGAGAGAGCGCTGGCGGGCCGACAGACACAGCAACCCGCGCGCTCATAATCGATGATATGGTATCGGTGACGGTGCATGTGTCTGTTGCTACTCCGCCAGCCAAGACGTTCCAGCGCCAAGGCGGCTTCTCAATCAAGTTGACTGCATGAATTATACCAGATTCCCCATGCAAAGTCAAGCAGAATCTTTGGGCATCCGCGGTGGCGCCCGTCCCCGTGTGATCCTCAGTTCGCAGAACACTACCCGCCCCCCTTGGGGGGTAGGGGGGTTCTGTACTCTGGTTCTGACTCTGACTCTGACTCTACCCGTTACAAGTCCGTTACATCGGCGTTACATTCCTGTTGCAAAAAGGGGCCGCACAGAGGCTAAGATGCCCCAAGCTAGTGTTTGTGGGAATATGCGCGGGAAAAGGCGCTACGACGCCACTTCGCCGGCAACCTATTCCGGGATGGCCCACAGCCCCGTGCCGAGTAACCCCGGTGAAACAAGTTGGCAACGCGCGTGCAACAGATCGGGAACGCCCATGTAACGCAGATGTAACGCAGATGTAACGCCGATGTAACACGCCTACCAAACGAGCCTCAGAACGCACGTCGCGGCCACCGCTACCCCAGAGATTACGAGCACGGATCGGCACCATGAAGGCACGTCAAGCCGTCCCACGGTCAACACGCAGAAGCCGCCCATCAAGCACCCGGCAACAAGCCCAAGGAGCCGGCGGAACCAGGCCTGCCACCCGAAGCCGAGCCGCTCCCGTGCCGCATCCAGTCCCCACGCGCTGCTGCTCTGGCTCGCGTCCACCGCACCCGTCGTGCTCACCGCCCCGAGGCCGCCAGTGGCCGCCCCCGAGTCCTGGCTCTGTCGGCTGTGCTGCTCGCTCTCGTGTTCGCTGTGGACGCTAACCGTCGCCGCCCCGCCTCCTGTGTCAACACCAACGGACGTCGGCGAGCTGGCCGCCGGCCCGGTCTGGCCAGTCGGCGGCGCCCCGCCTTGGCATCCGGCGAGAGTCACGGTGATGAACACCGCTGCGAATATGATTCGTCGTGCGAATATACGCATCGGTTTTTCCTTCTCTCAAGTCGACTCTACGGAATCCTTGCTACAGATGCCAGCAAGGGCCTTGACGCTTGTCGTTGTTTACTCAGGCCGGCCGCTGCGGAAGCCAAGATCGCGAGTTAGGACGCGAATATGTGCAACATAATTAACCTTCGGCTACCTCTTGCCATTCTTTCCATGTGAGTCGCGGGTTATTATAATAGGGCACAACCGGCATAGGCTCGTTGGCGCGAAGCCATGCCTTGCGCGAACCATACTCTCCCTTGCTCTCAAGCCTCTCGGCTCGAAGCTCAGCAGTGTGATACGCCATGTGGCGCAACGGATACTTGGCTCGAAACGCATTGCCTGCATTCGCCGGCGTGGCGAAGCCTTTGTATGGGTGCCACGACAGATCGGGCTTGTACCGCACGACGACGGTATGCGCAGATGTGTGAGTCGTGATCTTCGGCAACGCCACAGCGCCCACCTCGTCCCAAGTGCAAAGATACTCAATCATCATGTGTCCGCAGTCCGTCCGGAGGAACTCGGCACGGTCAAGCGCGTACATGTCCGGCGGTGGAGGAAGCTGATCTTGCGTCGTGAGGAAGACTGTCTCTGGCTCATAGCCTTCCGAGGCCAAGTGCCGGATCGCTCGCTCGAAATGGTCTGGACTTCGATGCGGCTCCGGGTCCTGCCACACTTCAAGCACGCTGTGATGCTGCGCGGCCTGCTCAATCATCGTCGGCACGGTGTCGCGGTAGCAGACGGCCACGATCCCGTTGCAGACTTCCGCCGTCCTGTCGAGTGCAAAGCCGAACAGATCAAGCCCGTCCGTGCGCCCGAGCGCGTGGGGGAAGTCGTGAAAGAATATCATCGCGAGATGCTTGAGTCGCTTGAGACCAGTGCGGTTGCTGAGAACAAGCGTCCCGCCAGGCTTGTCATTCTTGGCCTTTTCGGCCTTCAAGGCCATGGCTGTGTCGGTGTAGTCTTTGGCGAACACCGGAAGCAGCGGCAAAAGGAACTCGTTGTCGTCGCGTTTCTTGACGGCCTGGAATTGCCGGTGCTCCTCCAGTAGGGCTTCGCCATGCACGAAGTCGGCTAAGCCTGCCCTGGTCGCCTCCTTCTCCATGTGAGGCCAAATCACATCGTTCCATGCGTCCTCGCCGAACACGATCCGCAAAGCGGCGAGCCAACTCTTGAGGGACTCGCCGGCTGGCACGTCGAAGCCGCGGTCCTTCATCGTCTCTCCGCTGTAGTAGTAATGCCTCGCTAAGTGGTCTCTGGAGAGCAGGATCGGAACGCCGGCAAACCAAGCCTTGAGAGAGATAATCTCCTCGCCAAAGCCCCAGAGCCCGCCATTGTCCATCGTCCCTTGTAGGCGTCGCCAGATCGCAAGCGGTGCAACGTAGCACGCACCAAGCACCGTCTCACGCTCCTCGATGGCCTCGGTCGGGTGCGTGGTCACCCACTTGACCTTGAAGATCGTGTCAACAGACGGAAACCACCGTCCGCCTCCTCCGAAGAACTGACTGTCATCCGTATAGCCGCGATTCAGGGGCTGCACGATGGCCTTCCGCTCATCTGCAATCTGAGCCATCACCGCAAGGTCGGCACCACTGATTAGCATGTGCGCGTCGAGAATGGCAACGCTCTCAGCAGTCGCGGCTCGAAGCCCAACGTTGCGCGAACGGGAGACGCCAAACCGTTTGGGGTTCCGGATCACCGTTGCTCCAAACCGCTTGGCTGCCTCTTGCGGTGCTCCATCCGTGCCAGCATCGTCAACGATGATAACGCGCCAGTCTCCACTCCCAAGCGTCTCAACAGTCTTGATCAGTCGCTTGCCCTCATTCAGGCATGGGATAACGATGTCCAGCTTGGCCGCGGGGGTTGGGGTCGCGTCGATCTTGGTCTTACTCACGGTCGCTCCTTTTCTGGTTCTGGCGTGTTCGGCCTGCTTTTCATACAGGCGCTCGAAGGTAGGGTTGCCACATAGCTCCTCGCACAAGCGAAGCGCCACCTCGTGTTCCTTGATTTTCCATCGGCACAGCGGAGACTTGCGCCAGTCGCCGTATCCTGTCGTCCCGTGTTGGCACAGCCTGAACCCACTACACCAACCCCATGCCGGGCATGTGCGATCCGTGCACCCGGGAAGGAGCGAGTATGCTTTCTCGCCGCTGGCATCGAAGCCGTCAAACACGTTGCCGAGCGCATATTCTCGCCGCCCAGCAAAGCGGTGGCAGGGTATGAAGCTCCCGTCTGTGTCCACCCCGTAGTAACCCCTCCCGACGCTGCACCCCTTCGCGCACTTCGGGGCATCAGGGTCTACCACCTTGAGCATGTTGACAAACAGCCACCACCGCACGGAATTGCCGGCGACAAAGCTATCGCGGATCACCGGGGCCAGAGCGTCAAGGCCAGCCTCCATGGCCAACAAGTCCGCCTCGCTCCAGGGGACGTTGGTCGCCACGTCCATGTTGATGCTCGTCGCCCCAAGCTCGACATACCGCGCGGGCCATGCCACCATGTCGGATAGGTTCGCCGGGCAGAGCGTGCCACGCACAGATGCCCACCCAGCCGCCACCATGCGCTCGAAGTTCTGCTCTACCACATGCCCTTGCAGCGTTCCTTTCACCATGCCGCACGCGTCGGGAACCTGATCCGCGCTTAGCCTCAGGCGCAGGCTGAAGGCTTTCGCTTTGGCCACAAAGTCATCTGACAGAATCGAGCCGTTTGTGGGTGCTCCAAAGTAGACAATCTCGACCTTTGAACCGATGGTCTCCTTGATCTGCGCCGACTTCTCTAGAATCCAGTCCCATCGTAACGCTGGCTCCCCTGCGCCAAGCCAGTACACGCTAAGCGCTTTTTGGTCTGGCGCAAGGTTGGACTCAAGCCAAGACAGAGCAGCAGCAAAGACTTCTTCACTCATGTCCTGGGCAGATCGCGCTCCGGCAGAGTAGCAATATGCACATCGGGCGTTACACCGATCCGTTGCTGACAGGTCAAGGTATCGCACGTTCTTGGTCAAGGTCGCTCTCATTCTCCTTCGCAAGGGGCCTGGCACGCTGGCTCACAGCCTTCACACGCGCCTTCGCACGCGTTTTCGCACGCTGGCTCACATGGTGCCGCGGTGGTCATGGGTGCGGCTGTCGTCGTGGTGGCTGGCGCTTCTGTGGTAGTCGTGGGTGCCGCGGTCGTCGTGGGTGCCGCGGTCGTCGTGGGCGCCGCGGTCGTCGTGGGTGCCGCGGTCGTCGTGGGCGCGGTTGTCGTCGTTCCCGCTGGCGTGGTCGTGGGTGCTGGCGTGGTCGTGGGCGTGGGCGTGGGCGTGGGCGTGGGCGTGGGCATGGGCGTGGGCGTGGGTGCTGGCGTGGTCGTGGGTGGCTCATCACAGCCTTCACACGCGCCTTCGCAAGGGTTTTCGCACGCTGGCTCACATGGTGGCTCACATGGTGCCGCGGTGGTCGTGGGTCCTGGCGTGGTCGTGGGTCCTTCTGTCGTCGTGGTGGTAGTCGTCGTGGTGCCTTCATCATCCGTGCCTGGCCAGTGTGGCCAGTATGGAGGGTCGTCTTGCCCGTCTTCGTCTGCGCTCGCATCAGAGGGGTCTACATACATCGGGCTTGGCGGATCGTAGGTGACAAACCACTCCCTCGGCGGAATGTCAATCTTGAACTCGCCGCGTCCGGTCGGCAAGTCGAGTGCCACGTCCTTCACCCACCCACGCGCGCCCGCGCTGCCAAGCAAGCTGGCCGTCACGCCGACTAACTCCCCGACCAGCACATTGCTCATGTCGATGAACGTGGGGACGCGGAGCTGCTCACGAGCGTAGCGCTCCCGGTAGAGAATTTCATAGTTCAGCCAGCGCACGGGGTTGCGATGCGAATATGCCCACGCATCGACGCTCCGCTCTCGCATCCCGTAGCGCAGCATGGGCACTCCGGCAACGGGATCGCGCAGCCGCTCAGTCAACTCGGCTGGCTCCTCCGTGTCGTTTTCGTCTTGCTTCGCTCCACGGGACTTATAGCGGCTGGCCACCTCCGTGACGATGTGCCGCACGTCGCTCTTGGCCAGAGCCCGCTTGTCAATCAACGTGGTCGCGTTGCTGAAAGTGTTGGTCACAGCAGTGGCCTGGCCGAAGTCATTCTCAAGCACCACGATCCGAAGGCCCCGGCTCCAGTCGATGGCAAGCCAGCCAAGGTAGGCCAGCTCGTTCAAGGCCTGCGCAAGAGGCTTGGCCTCTGTGAGACAAAAGCACATGCGCACGTGCGCGCGCGCGGCCTCTGCCGTCGCCAAGGCGGTGGCGTCGATGTCAGCGCTTGAGATTCCCTCGGCTTGCGCCAAGTGGTCAATGATGGTCGCGGGGTTCTGGATCAAGTCGCCACCGTCGGTCGGCCCCTTCACGTCACACACGATGGTGTCTGTCTGGTCCCCAACGATCCGAGTCAGCTTGCTGGGCGGCTTGGAAAATGTCAGCGTGGCGATATTGCGGCCCAGCTCCGTGGCGAACTGGCTGTCGTTTGTGTCGAGCGTGTAGAGGTCAGTGGGGATGTTCCACAGCTTCCCGTCTCCCAAGCGGATATATGCCCGCTCGACTGTGACCCCAACCGTGGCGCAGACGCCATACACGTACTCGTCATTGGGGCTGGCGAGCCGCACGATGGAACCGCGGTCGTGGCCAGAAATGTCGCTCGTGATGGCCCCAACAAAACTTGTGACCGTATCGCCGGGGTGGTAGCTCTCAAATCCAATCGGCAGACCGGACACCTCGTAAATCACCTCGACCACGTCTACTACATTCTTCACCTGGGAATAGGGAGCTTCGATGTAGACAACGGTGTCTGCCCCATCCTGCTCTGTCCAAACGATCTTGCGGTATTGGTGGTTCGTGCCGGCTCGCACTCGCAGACGCAAGCACGACCCGATCAGGGTATGGGGGCTGGGCTGGTAGTTGTGTAGCCGGAGCCATCGGGTCTTGTCTACCTTTGTGTTGCTGTCCCATGTAACCCAGATGCCAAGTTCGTCGTTGTCGTACTGCACTGAGGGACGGTTCGTGATGGTAAACTCGTTGCCCGTGAAGCTGCCATCCATCAACTCGTCGTCTAACCAAATCTTGATCGCGCCAGAGCCGAAGTCCGTCGGGTCGGCAACGTGGAAGGTTGTACCGCTCCACTTGATCGCTGTGGTCGCTTGTGTCTTGGGGCCGCCGCCCTTGAGGAACACGGCCGGCACGCGCTGCGCGTAGCCGTAAACCAGAGGCACGACTTTGCCTTCAACTGCCTCACTGCAGTAGGGGAACTCCGCCCGGGTCACCACGTCGCCGCCGGCTGGGGCACGGTGTGCCGTCCCAATGTCCTGACAGCGCAAGGACACATCCCCGGCGATGGCGTCAACTGTGCTGTCTGGCAAGGTCACTCCGCGCCAGAGGAGGAGCCAGTCGGCTTTGTCCATGCCCGTCCACGCTCGGTATACTTTCACCTCGTGGCCTGCTGTGCCTTCGTCTTGGATCGCGTCCAGGATGCTGTGGCTGTCGTCTGGTATTGCATCAAGCGCGAGAGTGGCATTGAACGTGCCGGGCCGGCAGTCGCCACAGTCGGCAAGGTGCGCGGTCGGCTTGCCCCATTGGGTCACCCGTCCCTTGACTGCCGTGTCGCCGATGGTCTGCGTTGCGCCGCCATAGTAATGGGTTCCAACCCCGCCCCCCCAGGCAACCTCAAGAACGGGCATTGTCTGTTGGGCCGACAACGCCATCTGAATAGCTGCCGGCCCTGGCGTCGTCGTGGTGGGGGCCGCGGTCGTCGTGGGGGCCGCTGTGGTCGTCGTCGGGGCCGCTGTGGTCGTGGTCGGGGCTGCCGTCGTCGTGGTCGGGGCTGCCGTCGTCGTCGTCCCGCCGCCCGTGGTGGTCGTGGGGGCAGGGGTCGTCGTCGTG